TGCCCCGGCGCGGCCCCGCCCCGAAACGGCGGCGCTCCAGCCGTCCCGTCACGGCACCGGAACGACCCGGCCAGCAGCTGGCACTCCTGGCCGGCTTCCTGAAAGAGCACACAGACGGGGGTGCTCTCCTGCGCCGACTCCACCCGGATTGCGGGGAGACGAAGGGCTGCCTAGAGCCAGCCGAAATGCTCAGCGGTATTACGCAGGACTGAGAGTTGCAAAGTACCCTCCAAATATTCCAGAAATATTCACGGGGCGCCCCAACCTTGTGCTGGCCAGAATGCCTGTAGGTTCCGGGGCGGATCTTGCAGTGGAGGGTGGAGGTTCCCCGCGAGGGCTGGGCCGCTCTTGTCCCGGCCGGGCCGCTTTTACACGGCATCCCGGGAATCAGGCTGGCGGGGGCAGCCGCCCTCATCATAGCGAGCGGGGTGTGGCTCACACGCCGTCCGGAGTGCTGCTACGCCCCGCTAGGCCGGCCCATGTCCGGCACCGAGGCGGGGAGACGCGGGAACCTGGCGTCTTACCCCGGCTAGCGTCTTGCGGTAGCTCCCCAGCGGTAATCCTGCGGTCAGCTTAGCGGCCCGTTGCTCATCCCGGTGACCGGCCGAACCCGGCGGTCGATCCCCACTCGTCGATCATCGGCGTTTCCTCTGGGCTCCACGTCACGCTGACCGGTATGCGGGGCACGCACAGAGCGCTCGAACGCTCCCACCTGTGGATGCCGTTGCTCAGCATGACCGGTCCGTCGCCTTTGATGCACGCCTCCGGCGCGAACTCGTGGCGGATGCCCCCGGCGTCGCTGATGAGGCGGGTCATGGTCTCCCGGTCGAAGCCCGGTTTGTGCTTTTCCCACAGGTGCGGATCGGCGGCATGCTCGCGGACTGTCCGCAGCCGGTCGGCGGTCGCGAGGTAGTGGAGCCAGTCCCCGATCTCGGACGTGTCGTACCACTTGTGACAGTCGCACTCTTGCCCGCTCACCGCTGCTCCTCGCTGCTGTCTTCTGGCTGGTCCAGCACGATCCACCGGTCATGGCCGGTAGCCGAAGTGTGCTCTGATGCCCACCTGCCACGTTCGGCCGGGGTCCCGAAGGGGATGGGGAGCGGCCGGTCAGGGTCACCGCAGTCGCGGCACACTAGCAGGTAGAAGACCTTCGACCCGGTAGTCAGGTGCGTGTCGTCAGCGTCCACGCCGCCTCCTCTCCCGAAGTGCCTGCTCGCTGTCCTCGCCGTGCTCGGGGCATGTCTTCACGGTCAGCATCCGCACCCATCCCTCGCCCATGCTTATCCCGTACAGCACCCCCAGTCCCTTCCATTCGTACGGGCAGGTGCAGCCGGTGATGCCGAGCCACGCCAGGTCATCCTCAAGGCTAATGTTCGGGGTGCCCATGCCCGCCGTCTCCTCCTCTTCACCCGGTTCCGCTGACGGCGCCTGTACTCCCTGCCGTTGATGGGGAGCGGCCGGGGCCATGCGCAGTTAGCCCGCGCGAGGATCGCCGGGAGCCCGGCGGCCAGCCCGCGCACGTACGTGCGGAGAGCCTCGATGAGGGCGCCACAGATCTCGTCGTCAGTCACTTACCCGTCCTCTGGCCTGGGGGCTCCAGCCTGACCTCAGTCCGGTCTCCAGCCGGGTAGGCCAGTGCCAGCACGGCGTGGACGAGAGAGCCTGTTCCCGGAGCGCCCGCCGCCGCCACGGCCGCACCGACGGCCGTGCAGACAGGTTCACGAGTTCCTCGGCGGTACGCCAGTGCCATCCGGCCGACGCGGCGGCGCGCGGGAACGGCGGCTCCTCGCTCATGGCGCCACGCTAGCGGGTCACCATGACAGCTACCCACGCCGCGGCACCAAGCGGGATGGCGATGGCGAGGAAAAGCGCAGCGAGGAAGAGGGCCAGTCTCCACCGGGCCTGTCGCCACAGCTCAGGCCAGGTCTGGGCGCGGCCTTCAGGTGTCATCGGTGTCGCTGCGGCCGGCCTGAATCGCCCTGATGTCGCACGGCCTGCCGCATGATGCGCATTCCCACGGCGGGTATGAGTACGTTTTCCGCCATGTCGCACCGGCTCCGCAGCAGGCGCTCTCGACCTTGATCGTCACTGCGTCCTTGCGCCTCGGGAGGACCTCCCGGAAGGGGGCGCCGGACATCTGGGAGAGCGGGAAGCCTCCGGGTGGCCACGGATGGAGTTCCTCGCTCACGACGCCACGCTAGCGCGCCCGGAACGCCGCAGGTACCCGGCAGCCTCCCGCGCGACCGCTCTCTGCTCGATGCGCTTTGCCGCCCTCGCTCCCATCGACCCGCCACCCGAGCAGTCCGGTCCCGGCTCACGGCCGGCGCGTGTACCGGGGCAGCAGCCTGGCACCTGCCAGCGTCCCAGCATCCGCGCCATCACGTCACCGGGTGCATGCCGGGAGCGTTCCGCGTCATCACGAGCCGGTAGTTGTGCGCCTCTACCGCCTCGTTCACCAGGTCTGCCGTGTCGAGCGTCCCTATGAACACGTCCTCGTAGTGGTCTCCTGCAGGGGTCACGGCGTAGATGGTCCGGTCGTTGTGGGTGCCGGTACGCCAAGGCAGCGAGGAGAGGTCGGCGGGCTGCGCCGTGGCCTGCCGCTGCTCGGCGTAGCCTCGCAGCATCTCCAGCACCTTCGCCCGCATGTCACCTAGCGTGGGGCCGCACTCCTCCAGAGCCCGGACCCCGATGCCGTCACCTTCGCGGAGCATCCCGAGCAGCAGGTGCTCTGTCCCGATGTAGTTGCAGCCGAGCGGGAGGGATTCCCGCAATGCCAGCTCGCAGGCTTTCTTGAGCCGGGGCGTGAACGGGATGTGGCCGCACGGCTTCTGCTGGCCGATGCCGATCCGCGCCACCACGGCCTCTCGCACCGCTGCCTCGGTGACCCCGAGGGCGATCAGCGCCTGCCCGGCGACGCCCTCACCCTCCCCGATCAGCCCGATAGCGAGGTGCTCGGTGCCGATCCAGTTGTGGTTCAGGTCCCGCGCCGCCTGCTGCGCAAGCACGATGACCCGCCGTGCCCGGTCGGTGTAGCGCTCGAACATCAGGCTGTCCTCCATTCCGCTCATGGCGCCGAGCGTAGCGCGAGCGAATCAAGCCACTTCCGTGCCTCATCGCAGACGCCGCCATCCCAGTGGATGTGACCGCGCTCGCTGATGCGCCCGTTCCAGTAGACGCCGCACGGCGCATAGTCGGCCCGTGTCTCGTCGTCGCTGTCTTCCCACTCGGCCGGGCATGGGATCGTCCGCAGCCTTCCCGGCCGCCAGAAGATGCAGAGCGCGCCGACAGGCGGCACCTTGAGCACCACGGAATCGTTGCACCATTCATCGCCGCCACGGGAGATCCCGGGCAGCCACCAGCGGGTGAGTCCCCACGGGTAGTACCAGAACCAGCGACGGCGGTAGATGCCGTCGCGGCGGAAAGTGCGCACATCACGAGCCTAGCGAATCCGGGTCGGCCAGCGTGATGTACGTCCGCTCGCCCCGGAGCACCCTCACGGCGTCGATGGCGTCGGCGACGCGCTGCACTGGCTCGCCCCACCGCTCCGCCAGCTTGCCCATCGGCAGGCCCCAGTCCGCTTCGGGGAGGGATGCGACCTCTTCCATGAGGTGCTCGAACGGCATTTTCACGGGCGGGAGCCTAGCCGCTTCGCCTTGGCCGCCCAAGCGGTCTGGTCGACCTCGGCGATGAGCCGGGCCTGATGCTCGGCGAGGGTGATGCCGTGGTGCCACGCCGCCATCTGGACAGCTTCCGTGACGTCATGGGCGCGGTCGCGGATCCGGGCACACCTCATCTCGTCTGACATGTGCGGGAACGGGACTTCGGCCATGACCCCAATCCTCCCTCATCACCGGTGCTTTCAGCGCTCACCCCGCCTCGCACCACTCCCGGTGGCACAGGTCAGTGCAGAAGTACAGGTAGTCCCCGCCAGTCCACGGGACGCTCAGGTTCTCCGGGTGGATAGTCTCGCACCAGTCGCAGGTCCGCATGATCACGCTGGGGTTCATCGCGGTTCCAGGCACTTACTGCCCGCACCGCAGGTAGCGGCGTCCGGGCACCAGCTGCACGGCATGACCGGGTTAGAGCACATCTCCCCGTCCGGGTGACCGAAGCGCCCGCCGCCCCTGTGGTCCGTCCAGCCCGCATGCCGTCCCTCAGTGCAAAGCTCACAGCACTGCTCCTCCGGTTCGCAGTTCCGGCCGTGGAACTCGCAGCACTGGGCAGCGGGGCGGCCGATGGCCAGCTCATAGCCGCAGTTCTGGCACCGGGCGGATATCCCGCGCAGGGTCTTGAAAAGCGTGAACCAGCTGCACTCCTCGCACTTCGGGCAGGTGATCTCATCGCCCATGCGGATCAGCCCGCCGCGAGGGGATCGTCAGCGCACGCCAGACAGGGGCCCGCCCGGAATCGGCGGAACTCAGCCCGAACCCGGGATCCGGCACGCCGTACATGCCTGCCAGGTCCCTCAGCTCGCGGCGGAGGGGGCCGGCGAGGATCCCGGCGACCTCGGCGAGCACGCAGGCGCTCTGCACGTCAGCGCCTGGCAGTGCATGCCACTCGGCGATGACCCGCCGGGAGCAGCACGCGACGTGGCGGGTGAACTCGGCACAGTAGGCAGCCCACCGCTGCTGCGACAGCTTGCCGTCCTCGTTGACGATGCTGATGTACAGCACCGGGTCAGCCTCACCGTTCACAGGTAACCGTTATCCTCCCCAGCGGCTTTGTCATTCACCGGATGTTTCCCAGAGGTGAGCGTGGGTGTGCCGGCCGTCGCCGGGTATGCCGAGAACACCGCGAGCGAGCCGGACGCGGCTGTCGGTCTGCCAGATAGTGCCGGGCATCCCGCCGAGGTCGGCGAGCTGGAGCACGGCACGCGCCAGCGCGGTCACGGTCCCGTCATCAGGAGGCTTCCCGGTGCCCGTCACCTTCGCGGAGCTTCGCGGCCAGGCAGGCGAGCTGGCCGGGGACTGATCGCCGCCCGATCCCGGACTCCCGTCCGGCTCGAGTGCGGCGATCACCGGGGTGACGACGGTGTTCATGGCCCGGACGAGCACTTCGACTGCGGCCCGCGCGGCCTGGAGTACGCCGTGATGCGCATCGTGCGGCACGGGGATCGTGCCAGGCGGGATGCCCAGCGGGAACGCCAGCGTGATCCTGGCCAGCAGGTGCGGGGCCTGCGCCTCGTCTTCCCATGGGCCGCGCCAGTACGGTGCCTCCCCGATGACGGGCTCGCGTTCCCAGTCTCCCCACCGTGACCCGCCCTGCCAGTCCCGTGTCCCCGCGAGCGCGGCGGGCCAGGGCGCCGCTACGTCGACGGCCCCGGTCAGGGTGCCGTCCCAGCTGCTGATGCGGACGTCCGCTGCCAGGATCCTGCCGTGGCTGCGGACGTAGCCGGGGCTCATGACCGGGCCGTTCGCGATCTCCCACGCGGCAGCCGCGAAGCGCTCCGCCCGGCCGGCGAGGTCACCATCCCAGCAGCTGGCGAAGGCCGGGGCGTTCTGCCGGATGTACGCGCCGTACCGGCTCACGCCGTCGCTGGCGGACTCCCGGTCATACTGCCTGTCGATCCAGAACGCTTCATGCCCGTTGCTCATGCTGCTCGTACCTGCCTTCGTGTCGTAGGCCTGTGGGCCGTCTTATATCGCTTGTGGAGCCGCACGCTGCGCGAGCTGTCCATGGGCACGATGAAGTCCCCCACGAACCGGGTTCTGCAGCCGGGGCCGTCGCAGGTGACGCCTAGGCCCCACGGTGTCCCGGCCTCGACGGGCTGGATCCGGTCAGGCACCGGGACTCCCTTCCGCCGCGAGCCGGCTGATCGCCTCGGCGGCCTCTGTGCATGCTGCAGCGGCAGCGCGAGCATCCTCGGCACTGCCGAAGTACAGGATGCACATCGGTCCGAGGTTCACGGACGCGTGGGGCTCCCCGCGCTTGTCCCGCCATGCGAGACCGAAAGCAGGCTTGCTGATGTCCGTGTGGGTGGTGGCAGTGCTACTCATCGCCAGTCCCTTCTCCTCGCTGATCTGTTGTCACCGCGGATTCCCCGAGGAGCTCGGCGGCGATGTCCTGGTATGTGGGGCACGGCCAGGACCGCCACGCACCGGAACTGAAAGGCTCCTCGCCGTCGTCGCTGAGATCGATAGCACAGCCGGTGCAGAAGCCTTTGTCGTCCGGGACATGACGTTCCAGCACCTTGCGGAGTGCATCATGGCACTTCCTCAGGTCCCCGGACGGCATCGTGGCTACCGTCGCCGCGGTGAGACACAGGACGGCTATGTAGCCCTCGTTGTAGGCCTGAATGCGGGCCAGCTCGGCGAGGAGGGGACCGGGGCCGTCAGGCATGGTCGCTCACCTCCGGGAACGCTTCGGGGCGAGCAGCTTTCCACGCACGCCACCCCGGGTTCGGCTCGGGGCCGAAGTCGTTGATCCGGTCCAGCAGCCGCTCCAGCGTGAACCGCTCCGGGTTGTCGTAGAACGGCCACGGCCCGTGATCCCAGGTGGCTTTCTGGTACAGCCAGCCATGATCGGCGGTTTTCATGAGGGTCACGGTGTTCGTGCTGTCGTCCACGTCGAGCGGACGCCGCCGCATCTTCGCCCGCCACCCTTCGCGGTAATACTCCATGCGGTATTCGAGGTAGGCGACGATCATGCGGACCTCGGCGTCATCGGGGCGGATCGCCGGGCCCCTCGGGGCGTCGTCGCTGATGCACAGGGCCACCTCATACTGCCAGCGGGGGCGCGGGTGGCTCACTACCGGGATGCGCAGCGCGGCCAGCGGGTCGCTCTGGTCGGCGTCGAACGGCCAGTCGGTGTCAGCCATGGTCGCCTGCCTGCACGCTTCCTGGCTGGCCGAGTACGGCGCGGCCGATCGCCTCGGCGGCCTCCCGAGTAGCCACGGACTCATGCGCGGGCTCACCCCACCGGGCACGCAGGGCGGGCAGGGTGCATGCGCAGATCGTCCACGACTGATGGATACGGGTTCCGTCGGGGCGTTCCTCGGTAAGGCTCAGGGTCGCATCCGGGTGGCTGTGGTGGTCCTGATCGGTCATCGGTCTTCCTTTCCTGCCTCAGAACGGCGGTTCATCGGAGTACGGGCGCTTCCGGACGGTGATCACTGGACAGCCTCGCAATCACGGCAGATCCACTCGCCGGGCTTCTCCGGGTCATGTCGGCAGGTCCGGCGTTCCTCGCATACCCAGCAGGTCTGTCCGGGCTTGCAGGCGTCACCGGCATCCTGCGCCGCGGCACGCTGGTTCCTCGCTGCTAGGTCGTCGGCCAGCTGGCGGCGGGCGTCGTCCAGCGTCATCGGCCGCTCGACACGGCGGATCAGGCCCTCACCGATCAGGGTGGTGCACTCCGCGCACGGCTGGCCGTCATCTACCGGGCTGGTGCAGATGGGCACCGGGCAGACGGTGAACAAGGTGGGGGCGGTCATGCTGGCGCCCCGAACAGGGCAAGCTGCACCGGCACGGGCACCGGGGCCTTGACCGGCTCCAGCACCTCAGGGCGTCCCTGTGCCCCGTATGCCGGGCATCCGCACCTGGTGCACGGCTTCCCGTGCTGGACGCCCTTGCGGAGTGCCTGGTACTGGCCATGCCCCCCGTGCCAGAGGGTGAGATGGCCGCAGCCTTCGCGGGCGCAGGCACCCGGACCGCCGGGGACGGACTCGCCGAGGGAGAGACGCCCGGCCAGCTCGCCCTCTGCCCTGCACATCGGCCGGCATGCCGGGTAGAAGCGGTCACCGGACCCGGGGGCGGGCAGCGGCTTGTGGCAGTAGCGGCAGGCTAGGCCAGGAGCGGTCACGTCCACCACGCACCGTCCTTGGCCAGCCCGGTGACCCAGCGCGGTCACAGCCGCTCACCTTCCGCGGAGCATTCCAGGCAGGCATACCCGGCCGGAGGTTCCCCGCCGCAGGTGCTGCACTGGTACGGGCCGATCATCACGGCCAGTTCCAGGCCGACAAGACCGGCAAGCTGCCCGGCCAGTTCCAGGCCGACACCGGTCCCGTTGATAGCGCGGGCGGCCGTCTGCGCCGTGATCGACGCGCGTTCCTGGATGGCTGCCTGATCCCAGCCGAGTGCCCGCATGCGGGCTGTCAGGTGGGCGGAGAAGTTCTCGACCGGTGTCCCGACTCCCTCGGCCGGAGGTGTGGGCGCGGCGTCGGCTGGGGGGTTCCCTGCGCCGGGGAGGTCCCCCGCGACCCTGGCCGCGATCTCTTCGCGGGACGGCCGCTGATACAGGTCGTTGGTCATCGTTATCGGTTGTCCTTTCCCGCCGTCGTGGCGGCCTTCAGGGTGCGAGTAATCCACGCCGTGGAGCAGGCCCATCCCGGCTTCGGTGACCCACAGGCGCGCACCGTCCGGCGTGTTACGTGACTCGACTAGGGCAGAGGTCACGGTCTTGCGGATAGCGCGGTCCGCGGTGTTGGGCGGGAACGTGTTGGCGACGTGGTTGTAGGTACGCGCGCGGGACACTCCGGGCGTGCCCTCCACGTAGAGCAGGACAGCTTCGGTGGCCGCGCCGAGCATGGCGCCGCGGCCGGGGATGGCGCCAGGGAGCGGACCGCTCATGGCTGCTTCCTCATCGGCTGATGGCGGCCGCCAGGTGAGGCGACGTACCGGCCGCTGCACTGCCACGGCTCGCCGCTCTCGAAGCCCTCGCCGGCGTAGTCGCCACCGGGGCCGTGGTCGCGGACGTGACGGTTGCAGCCCGTCGCCATGATGCGGGCGATGATGCTGGTCTCTGGTTCGGCGGTCACCTGAATCTCGTTTCCTGGTAGCAGGTATCCGGGTCCACGTGGGTGCTGTACCGGAGCCATCGCGTGCTGCCGTAGTCGTCATGGCCGGGCGTGATGGTGGCGTGCTCGTAGCGGTCACCGGGCTTGATGGTTCCGTGGCAGGTGACGCACTTACGGGCTATGCGGGCGCGGCGGATGGTGGTGAAGATGGCCACGGCCTAGCCCTCCGGCTTCCGTGCAGTAACGATCAGCCGACATACGTGCTCATCCCGCTCGGCCGAATACCCGGTTTCGGTGATCGCCTTCGCGTACTCGTCCAGGCGTGCCCAGCGCTGGGCGTCGGAGGTGCCCATGCTCATCGGCCGCCAGCGGACCTCAACCCGGCCGGCGCTCAGGCCGTTCACCTCGAAGCCAGAGCTTGTGAGGCTGTCCCGGTCGGCGCGCTTGAAACCGGCGTAGCCCAGCAGCCGGGAGATGCCGTGCGGTGTCGGCTGCTTGGGGGAGGTCATCGCGCTTCCCGTCCGTTCCGTTCGGCCTGCGCCGTGTCGGCCAGGTGGTGACAGGCCAGGATCAAGCGCTCAAGCTGCCCGTCGTCCAGCCACGCCACTTCGCAGGCGGTCATCTGGGGGTCGCGGTTCAGGGCGTGAGACAGTGCGCGGTGCGATACCGCGACGATCCCGCCGGGGCTGCTGGGCTTGGCCATCGGTCAGCCCTTCCCTGCGATATGGTCACGGGCGGCAGCGACGACGGAGACAAGCCATGGTCCTGCTTTCGCTAGCAGGTCAGCGGCCGGGTGGTCGTCGAACCAGAGGCGGGAGGCCACTGTGATGCGGGCCGGGACAGCGGACCCGCCGGCCGCAGTGAAAAGCACGGTGATCCGGACCGGGTCGAGTCCTTTGATGTCCCCCCACTCGTCGCCGGCGGTCCGGGTGACGGTCACTTCCCACTCCTGCCGCGTGACCTCGAAGTCAGCCATGGGCGTGTCCCTCGCAGTCGCCGGTGTGCCACTTGCCGTCTGGGGCGTAGAAGCCGACAGTCCAGAGGGACGGCTCGCTTCGGATGTAGACGTACATGCTCAGTCCTCCGTTTTCGGTGCGGTCACGAACAGCTCGTAATCGCCGGCCTCAACAGCCCATCCCGCTCCGGTGATGGTCCTGGCGTAGCTCCTGGTCGCTGCCTTCGCTACTGCGGGATCGTGGCCCGGCATGATGCGCATGAACCGGAACCGGACACGGACGCCGTGCGGATCTCCGCTGACCTCGAAGCCGTCCGTGAATGACCAGCCGCCGGGGACTGGCACCTGCCCGGCGCGGGGATGCGCGGCTTCGGCCAGCAACGCTGAGATGCCCTGCGGGGTGGGGTGCCGGGTCACTGGCGAGCCCTCCGTTCCGTGACCCAGCATGATCGGGTCTTCGGCGCGGCACTGTGCCGCGAAGTCCTGTGCCCACTGCTCGGCGTCGGCGTGGATTCTCGCCGCGTCGGCAGCGGAGTCGATCGGGAACCGTGCGGCCCTCATGTTCGCCCGGATGATGTCTTCCGGCGCCAGGGTGCCCTCGATTGCGTGCGGTACGGCGACTTCTGCGGATGGCTGCGGCGCCCGGTGGACCGGCTCAGGACACGCCGACTCATACGCGGATTCGCGGTCTAGGTCGGGTGACCAGACGACGCCTGTGTCGTTGCAGACACGGCATAGCGGGGGCTCTGCCCGTGCGGCCATGTGGTCCATGACGGCCAGTGCTTCGTCTAGCCCGTCCACGTGGCCGAACGTCTTCAGTGCGCCGTCGTTGCCTTCGTCGTCCAGGTCGAGGGCGACCGTGTAGGTGCTCTCGCGTCGGCGGCCAAGCTCGGTGCGGAGTTCTGCCCACATCTCGGCGCTCATGATTCGGTCCACCTTTCCTCGCGAGCAAGACGCTCGCCTTCGTCATCAAGTTCTGTCGGGGATGGGGCTGTCCGCCCCTCACCGAGGAGGGAGAGCCTCAGGGTTTCGAGGGCCGTCGCCGGGGGGCGGGTGGCTAGGGAAGTGGTCACTGGTCAGCCCTCCCATTTCCTTGGGAGACCTTCGCGGACGCGGATGTCCTCGACTTCCCGCGTGGCGAACGTGACCGGGCACGGGCATCCGTCGACTTCGTGGCAGCCGGTCATGTCGTGCGCTTCGATCGGGTGACCGCATTCGTCGCACTCGACGTAGCCGTCCGTGAGCGGCTGGGAATCATGCTTGCGGGGCATCGTCTATGCCGCCTTCCGGGTAATCGTGTAGTGCCCGGCTAGCAGCAGGCCGACCGTTATCTTGACGTCGACAGTCCCGTCATCGCTGGTGACGTACAGGTACGCGCGGTTGATATCGGACCAGTCGTGCTGCTGCGGTGTGGTGACCACGCCGCCCAGCGGAGGAGTCGTGCGCCCCGCAACGTCTACCTTGTCGCCGCGCTTGAAGCTGGCGAGATGGGCGTAAGCCTCTTCGGCGCGGGTGAGTCTGATGACGGCCACCGGTCAGCCCTGCGCCATCTGCGGGTAGTACCGCTCCAGCGTGGCCCAGATGACCTCATCGTCACGACCGGCCGCGAACCAGGCCCGGCGCAGCTCCGTAGCACCGCAGCCCGCCTCCGGGTAGCACACGCCGTCGTCGAGGACATCACACGGCAGGGCCGGCCCGTCGTCCTGCGGCTTACGGTGATGGAAGTCGAGGACGAAAGGGACACGACTCCCCGGCATGGTGCTGCACACCACCGCGCCGAGGTCCCCCGAGACGATGTAGCAGGTGCAGTTGTCGGTGATGGCTGTCGAGCGGGTGGTGGCGGGCGGGTTGTCCGTCATCAGATTGCCTCCGTAGCATCCAGGAGCTGAGTGAGAAGGGCGCGGAGCTGGCCGGCCGTGAGATCGACCGTGTCGCCTTCCCCGTCAACCGAGCAGAGAATTACCGGGCCGTGGTAGGACTGCCAGGTGAAGCCGTGGTGCGCGGCGAACGCGGTCGCCGGCAGGTTGACGGGCTGGGCGTAAAGGCCTTCCTCGTCGATCCACATGTCGATACGGCTGGTGAGCGCCACGCAGTCCACGAGGGAACAGCCGATGTGCTCGCGCATCAGGGCCAGGTGGTCACCGCCGGCCTTGAAGCTGATCTCGGTGATCGTGCCGTCGGGGTGAAGTACCAGTGCGCTGCCCATCGTTCAGATCTCCTCGTTCAGTTCGCGGCCGTCGCGGTACATCGCCCGCACCCGGCCGATCGGGTCATGGATCGTCAGCAGGCGGCCCATGTCGTTCAGGCAGCCGCGCTCGGCCTCGGCGAGCGACGCGGCGGTGCCGACGATCTCCCGGCTGTCGCTGACCGTCCATGCGCTGCAGGTGCTGCTCATCGTCATGCCGCCTTCTAATCAGGGGTGGTCGTTGGGGAAGTAGGCGGAACCGATGAGGGAGTGGGCTTCGTTATAGGCGCGCTCGCGCAGCTCGGCGGTAACGCGGGCTTGGAGTTCGTCTCTCTCGGCGGTCCGGATCTTCACGACAAGGTCCGCGCGGCCTTCCGCAGCGAGGTGCGCGGTCAGCTCGGCGAGCATCGCCCGGGACACCTGGTGGACCTTGTCGTTGAACTCGGGGGTGCTGAGGGTGCGTCCCTCGTTGACCCGGAGCACCATCAGGGCTGACTGCTTGCGGACCAGCGCGATGATGTCGGCGGCGGTGCGGAGGTGGCCGTTCGTCATGAGGAGTTCCTGCGCGGTGGTGGTCATCGTCATCTCCTAGGCGGCGAGCGCCATGGTGGCTGCTGCGTTGTGGCAGCAGGGCTTGGATGCTGGGCACGAGCACTCGTACGTGGTGGTGGTGTAGTACTCGCTGCCGTCGCTGGAGACGGTCAGGAAAAGTCCGTCGATGCCAGTGGGGACGAGGGCGCCGTCCTCGAAGATCTCGTCGGCCTTGTCGAGCTGCTCGGGGGTGAAGACCTCGGCGAGGACGACGCGGGCGGCGGTGCGGACGATGCGGAGCTTGGCGGCGCAGGTGCGGCCGTCAGGGCCGGCGGCGAGGAGGGCTGCGGCGGAGCGGAAGCGCCGTACGCGTCCGCAGGCTAGGCACTTGGCGGTGTGCTCAGGGGTTCCCGTGGTCTTGCCCATGGCCCCCATCGTAGGGCATACTGTAGCCACAGGCAATAGGAATTCCACGGAAGGTGAGAAGATGGCCGTGACCCACACCAGACCCGACACCGGAGGTACGGCGATGCCGGACGGTACGCCGCTGCGGAAGATCCGCATGGACGACGACCTGTGGAAGCGGCTAGAGGAAACAGCCAAGCGCGCCGATCCAGACTCCAACCGAACCGTCATCCTGCGGAAGTTCGCACGCTGGTACGTCGGCGACATAGACGAGATGCCGCAGCGGCCTGAGCCGAAGCGTTTCTGATGGGCGGTCAGCCCGCGCCCGGATTCCGGAAATGCGACCCGATGAGCCTGCCCGAAGCCTGCTTCTGGGCAGTGGCCATCATCGGTGACGGCGTCAGCACGCCACGGGTCCATGACTGGCTCAAACATGACGGCCGACATGCCGAGAGGACCCAAGTGCTCCGTGCCCTGAAGAGTGCCAGCCGCAGGCAGCCGCCGCTCATTGAATGCACGCACCAAGGCCGTGCGGGGAACGGGGATCCGGCCCGGTGGCGCCTCACCGCACATGGCCGCGACTACCTCGCGACATGCTGATAGGTGTCCGGTCACCCCTCCGCCCCTTCCCCTGCTGCCGGGGTGAGCGGCGGCGCCGTACGGGCCGCTAACGCCTGCTTGACCCCGGCACCGTAACCAGCTCAGTCCTGGTCCTGGTCCTGCTCCGTACTGGCGGGGCCCGGTTTCCCGGTCCAGAGGATCTTCACGGAGTTCCTGACCGGGTTGTGCTTGGTATGTCCCGGGAAGAGCTCGATCTTCTGCGTGAGGATCCTGATGATGGCCCGCTTCTGGAGGACCGTCAGTGCATCCCACGCTGCCCGGACCCTGGGCTCGGGTCCGCCGAGCGGCATGTTCCGCAGGACCGGGGAGATCGCGAGGCGGCGCCCCTTGCTGCGGAGCCGGCCGATGTCGGCCTCGAGGGTTTTCTCCAGCTGCGCGAGGACCCGCAGGCTCGGGGTGCCTGTCAGGGCATGGCTGTCGGTGGCTTCCCGCAGCCGCTGCTCTTTCTCCTCTGCCTCCGCGAAGTACTGCTCGGCATTGCGGCGCCGGTCCTGGCTGCTGGCGAGCGCCCGGAGGATGTCGGGGTTGGTGAGCCGGACGATGACTGACTCGGTGACGTACTCGTCAACCAGGGGCATGCGCCGGGCGGCGTGGCCCTTCGGGCAGTAGTAGTGGAAGAGCCCTGATCCCCTGGCCGTCTCGTTTCCCTGGACAGGCTTCGCGCAGATACCGCACTGGATGATGTAGGAGGCGAGGTAGCGGACGTTCCCGTCGCGCCGCTTGCCCCTGGACCGTTCGGCGAGGACGCCGCGGGCCTGGGCTGCGAGGGCCTGGCTGAGGACCGGCGGCCAGATCGCCGTCGCGACGACCTGGCCGCGGTGCACCCGCTCCCCTGTGTAGGTGGGCCGCTTGATCATCAGGATCAGGGTCTGCCAACGCCAGTGCGTGCCCGCGACGATCTCCTCGAGCGCGGCTCTCTTCGCCGGGTCGGCCGTGGCGTTCAGCCGGCGCGCCGCCGCGGCTGCCCTGGGTGACAGGATCCCGCGGCGGTCGAGGTCGTCGCATATCTGCTGGAGCGGCTCGTGCAGGGAGACCCGCCGGGCTGCTTCCCGGATTACCTGGGCTTCTTCCTCGATGATGCGGACCTCGAGGAGTTCTCGGTCCGGGCCGTACACCCTCTCGTAGGCGTACACGCCGGGGCCGTGGGGACGGCCGGACTGCGCGTTGGCGCGCATGTCCCGCCGGACACGCTTGCTGGTCTCGTCGGAGGATTTCTCGTTGTGCATGCCTTCCATGAGGAGGGCCTGCCGGTCGGCGATGTTGTCCGGGTCATACAGGCGCTCGGCGCCGCTGTCGTAGAGGAGTGTTCCCGTGTCGCGGCACAGGTCCAGGAAGTGCGTCCAGGAGGCCATGGTCCGGTCACCGCGGGAGGTCTCGTGCATGACGAGGACCCGGGCGGGCCGCTGCGGGGAGTCCTCCCTGAGGACGGGGGTGCCTTCGAGTACCTCGATGAGCTCGTCCCAGTCGGGGCGGCGCCGGGTCGCGAAGCGGGACGCCGAGATGTCGTCGTCGCTCCATTTCCGCTCGACCGGCCAGCCGTGGTCGGTGCAGGCCCGTACGTTGGCCCGGTCCTGCTGGACGATCGACCCGACTTTGTCCTTGCCGCGTTTCCTGCTCCTGCTGGCATCGCTGAGGCGGGTGTAGAGCCACGCGGGCAGGGGCCCGCGATCTGGAGGGAGAAGTGCCAGCGCGGGCAGCATGGTGCTATGGTACATCTTAGTAAGGGTTAAGATCCTACTAGCGGGCTGGAATTGCCTTAGCCCCTACGGAACCACGGAACCACGGAACCACGGAACCACGGGACCGAGCAGGCGGCCTGAACGGGCCGCTGCCAGGGACACTACCCGTCCTGGCCGCCCGGTGCCTGGTAACCGGACCCGTCCCGCCATGCCCGCGGGGACGGGGCCACAGCGGCCCGGCCGCAGGGTCCGGCCGCAGATCCAGGAAAGGCCATCCCAGATGTCACTCAGGAGCAGGAGCGCCGCCACGTTCGCGGCAGCGGCCCTCATCATCCCCGCGTTCGCGGGGCTCGCGGCCGTGACGAGCGCGGGTGCCGCGAACGCGGCGACCCCGTCGTGCGGCGGCAGCTGCATCGACGTCTTCAGCCACCAGTTCGGCACGTTCGCGGACCCGTCATTCGTGATGGACTCGTTCAAGCAGGGCGACGTGGCCGGCACCCCGGTCATCCTGTTCCGCACCAGCAACAGCGACCCGGCTGAGGACTTCACCGTCGACGAGGAAGGCCTGGTGTCGCGGTTCTACGCCCTCGGCCTGGTCTCCCCGCAGCTCGCGCTTTTTTATGGCTGCACCTACACCGTCCTGGCCACCACGATCCCGTGCACCGGCTTCGACGGCACCGGCTACGACTTCGAGGCGTACGAGTTCATGTACTCCCCGTACGGCGTCCAGACCGGTCTCTGCACCGGCGTCGCCTCCACCGCGGTCGCAGGCGAGCACGTGACCCTGCAGCCCTGCGGCGTCACCAGCAAGACGCTGTGGATCGCGGCCGACGTGAAGGACTACGACGGCCACGGCGTCCCGACGGGACTGGAGTCGTTCGAGCAGCCCCTCGTGAACGGGTCGGACACCAACTTCTCGCAGCCGTTCGCGCTGGCCTACGGCACGTCCAGCTACCCGACTGACACCCCGCGGCCCCCGCTGTACACCGAGAACCTCCTCGGCTTCTCCGACGGCGAGATCGGCACCAACGAGCTGTTCAGCGCCGACACAGGCGTCCTCCCGTAACACCTGGCTGTTACAGCAGGGCAGGAACCGGCCCAGGAACCTGGCCGGCGGTCATCCCGTGAGCGTGAGGGGCACGGATGACCGCCGGCCAGCCCGTTTCCCCAGGACATTCACGGAAGGCAAGGACAGGCAGTTGGCTGCTACCGCACTCGAGAGGCGCCCGGCGGCGGGCGGATGGCGGCAGGCGCGGGCTGGACTGCGCGGCCGTCACGCCGCCGCCCTCCCCGTTCCCCGCGTCGCCGCGGTGACCGGCCGCCGGTCCGGGCCGCAGGTCAGCGAAGCCTACGCGTCCGCTGCCCTCCTCGCCGCCCTCCGCGGACGCCGGCACCTCGCCGCCGCATCCGTGCAGTGCATGACACCCGAAGACATCGCCGCGTTCCGGACGGCCGCCCGGTACCTCGTCGAGCTGGGCGCCGCCCGGCTCCGGGACCTCGACCCGGCTGCTGTCCCCCCAGGGTTCACGGCCTGCTGGACCTGCCTCACCACCCCGGCCGGAACCGCGTGCACCAGCCCGTCCTGCCGCGAGGGCGCGTAGCGGATGCGGCCGGACCGGCCCCTGTCACCGGAGCCCCCCCCCGCTGCCTCCTCGGTAATGAGGAAGGGACCGCTGTGGGCAGGGCCATGATCGGCACGATCAGGACCGGTGCACGAAAGTCCCGGACCCTGGGGGATATCGCGGGCCTCGCCGGCTCCATCGCGGTGGACGGGCAGCGGCACCCGGTCACGGTCAGCCCGGCGGGCCAGCTCATCACCGGTGCCCGGCGCCTGGCCGCCCGCGAGCACCTCGGCTGGGTCACGGTCCCGGCCCGGGTGATCACGACCTTCCAGGAAGCTGTCGACGCACTGAACGCCGAGCGTGCCGACGGCCGGCACGCGAAGCCGATGACCGTCGCTGAGATCATCGACCTGGAATCGGTGATGGCCGCGGAACTGGAATGGTGGCCCAGGCAGCAGCCAGGGAACGGTGACCGGATCCGCGGGAACGAGCGCCGTGCGGCGGTGGCGGCCGCGCTCGGGGTCAGCACCACGGTGTACCGGGACGGGAAGAGGATCGCCGCTGCTGCCCGCGGCGAGGCGTACGGCAGGACACCGGAACTGGTCACCCCCCGGGCCCGGCAGGCAGCAGCGGACGCGATGGCCGCGATCCGGGCCGGGATACCGGTCCCGGAGGCATACCGGCAGTTCACTGCGGCAGCATGGCCGGCGGCGGCGCCCCGGCCGAACCCGAGGCAGCGGCAGGCCGTCGCATCCGCTGTCGGCGCCCTCGCCGGGATCGCCGGCGCCCTGGCCAGTACCGGGCCGCTCGACCCGTCGATCAGCCCTGACGTCATCGCCGGCTGGGACACGTCCCTGACTGAGGCGATGGGACAGCTCCGGACGTTCCGGACGACACTGAGGAAGGCACCCTGATGGCTGGAACGAGAGTTAAGACAGCACCTGAACCCGCCGCCCGGTCGGGCACCGCCGTGATCGAGATGATCCCGGTACGGGAGCTCGGGACCGACCCGGCGGTCAACACCCGCCCGGTCGACGAGAAATGGGTCACCGACCGTGTCCCCGTCTACACCCCGGCCGGGGTCGGCACCCTCACGGTGTCCCGCCGCGACGACGGCGAGCTCATCATCCTGGACGGGCAGCACCGCGCCGAGCTGATGCGGAATGCCGTCGGCATACAGGCGGTCGCCCAGTGCGAGGTGTACCAGGGGCTGGCCCTCAGCCAGGAAGCCGCGATCTTCCGTCTCCTGAACGACAAGCGTGCCCTGACCCCGCTGCACCGGTTCCTGGCCCTCATCACCGAAGGTGACCCGTCGGCCAGGGATGTCGCGGAGATCGCCGGCCTGTGCGGCTGGACCATCGCCGACAACACCCGCAACGGCACCCTCCGCTGCATCGGAGCCGTCCAGAAGATCCACCAGCAGGACAAGAACAGGAAGACCGGCGCCGACCCGGTGGCGCTCGCGCGGACCCTCCGCTGCATCACCGAGACGTGGGGCACCCGCGGTGACTCAGGATCGGCGTTCATCGTCGCCGGGATCGGCGGCGTCTTCGTGCAGTACGAGGCGGCGGTCAAGCCTGAGATCATGACCGACCACCTCAAGACCGCGTACACCGACGCGACGGCACTGATCGCCCACGCCAGGGGCCTGGTCCAGTACGACCGCGGCTCGATCGCGAACAGCGTCTCCAAGCTGGCGGTCAGGACATACAACAAGCGGCTGCAGTCCCGTAAGATCCCAGGCTGGCGCGGAGACGCCTTCAACGACTGAGGACAGGACCATCACCAGTGACACCCCCCCCCGTTGATCTCGCGGTAATCAGGGAACGGAATTCGGCCTGCATTACTGACCTCGTGACCATGACCGTGCTCCGCAAGATGCCGTCCGCAGCCGAGGGACCGGCGATGTGGGAGCGCCTGGTGGAGTCCCTCCGGGATGTCGTGGTGATGGGAGGCGAGATAGAGCGGCTGCGGGCGGGCCGGTACAAGATCCGTGACATTCATGCCCCGGCCCCGTCGGGTGACCCGTCGGTGCAGGGGGCGATCTGCACCGGCTGCTCCCTCCACGGCTCCCTGGTGACATGGCCGTGCGTGACCTGGAACGCTGTAGCGGAGTAACCCGGACTCGCGACGCCACGCCGGGATCGGTGCTATGCGTGCAGGCCGGTTGCCGGTAGCGGCGCCCGGGTTACGCTGTGCGGCATGCTGCTGGTGAGGGACCTGCGTACTGGCGCGGCACCATAGGAAACAGTGCCGTGTCCGCGGTGCCGGCATGGTCCGGGCACAGCCGCCCCCCCTTTTTCCCTGCGCGAGCCCCGCAGGACGCAGGGGGCAGCGGCACCCCCGTCCCCGTCGTACCGTGCCGGCACCGGGGACACGGCACATCCCGGGCGGGGTCGAAGGCGACTGCTTACCTGCTGGAACCGGGAAGCCTGGGGTGCTGGGCCCGTCCCGGGGGAGCGCGATCCCCCGGGACGCTCAGCCTCGCAGGGCACCGGTTAGATACCGCAGCCGCCGGCACTGCTTATCCGCCCGGACCCAGGCGGCATGACCCTGGCGGGTCGAAGATGTCCGGTTACCACTGTTAATGGAGAGGTCGCAGGTTCGAGACCTGCCGGCCGGGGCAACCCGGCCGTAGCTCAGCTGGCAGAGCACTTAAACCCCGGACGTCACACCCTTTATCCGCCGGGGCCTCGCCGGCCCCGTATTCCCGTCCCGACCTTTGTGTGCGGCCCCTGGCGGGTCGAACGAGTCCCGGTTATCACAAGTTCGATTCTTGTAGGCCCCACCCCTTTGCGGGGCCTTCGCTCAGTGGCAGAGCATCCGGTCCTCACCTCACTCATCCGCCAGGACCCCCGTCACCGCCCCGTGTCCAGTTCAGGTCGCCCGTACCCCGGAAGGCGCAGCCATGCCCCGTGATCCCCTGGCCTCCGTCACCACCCTCGCCACCCCGCAGAACCAGCCCGTCCCCGGCCGTGCTGACCAGGTACGGGATAACGCCGGCGGGTACGTGTTCGCGAAAGACCTGTGGACCAGGCTCGAGGATTTCCTGATCCTCGGCACGGCCGGCGGGACGCATTATCTCGGTGAGGACAAGCTGACTGCTGACAACGCCGACGTGGTGTTCGAGGCGATCCGGGAGGACGGGCCGCGTGCCGTCACCCTCCTCACGGACATCTCAGCATCGAGACCGCCCAGGGCACCGAAGAACCGGGGGTGCCTGTTCACGCTCGCCGCCGCGTCCGCGTCCGGCAACCCCGCTACGGTGCAGGCCGTCAAGGCGGCGGTACCCCTGGTCGCCCGGACCACCGGTCATCTCGCTGCCCTGTACGGGTACCGGAAGCAGTTCAAGGCGGCGGCGACCCCCCGCGGGTACTCGTCGGTGGAGGGGCGGGCGTGGCGGTCCGCGCTTGCCGGCTGGTTCCTGACCGGGGACCCGGACTCGGTGGCGTGGCGGGCATGCAAGGCGAAGTCGCGGAAGACTCCCGCCGGGGAGGACATGGCGCTGCGGGACATCATCCGCCTCGCCCACCCCAGGCCGGCCACTGCGGAGCAGGCGGCGCTGCTGGGGTGGCTGACCGGGAAGACCAGCGACGAGCAGGCCGCCGCGCTGCTGCCCGCCGTCGACGCGTACCTGACCGCCCGCGCCGTCACCACCGAGACTGAGGCGGTCCGGGTGGTGACGGACCGGCGGGTCCCGTGGGAGTACCTGCCGTCGAAGTTCCAGGGATCGGCGGCAGTGTGGGAAGCACTCGCACCGGTCGCGGGGGTAACGGCGCTGCTGCGGAACCTGGCCCGCATGACCAGGATCGGCACCATCGCCCCGTTCGCCGCCGCCAATGTGGAGGTGGCACGGCGGCTCACCGACCCGCAGGTGCTGAGGCAGGGCCGGATACACCCGATGGACGTGTTCCTCGCCCTGCGGGTCTACCAGTCGGGCCGGTCCCAGCCGAACCCTGACGAGCCGCCCAGCACGTGGCAGCCCGTCGCGGACATCTCCGACGCACTGGAGGAGGCGTACAGCCTGTCGTTCGGGCATACCGAGCCATCCGGGCGGCGGCTCCTGGTCGCCGTGGACTCGTCCGGGTCCATGACCGGGAAGGTGTACCGGAACGGCCCGGTAGTGCACCCGGTCACGTTCGGCGGATCGCCGATCGGCACCCCGTATGAGGTGGCGTGCGCGGTCGCAGTCCAGATGAAGCGGATCGAGGGCGGCAACGTCCATGTCATCGACGTCGACGGCGCCGCGCACCCGTCGAAGGTGACCGCCCGGACGACCCTGCGGGAAATCAGCTCGTGGAAACCCAGCGGGGACCGCACGGACCTGTCCCTCCCGTTCATGTACGCGGCCCAGTATGACCTGAGGGTCGACGGGTTCCTGATCCTGTCCGACATGGAGACCTGGGCCGGGGGGCAGCACCCTTTCCAGGCCCTGTCCGCTTACCGGGCCCGGTACAACCCGCACGCGAGGGTGGTCGCCGCGGCGATCACTCCGGCGGGTCACGCCATCGGCGAGCCCGGCGACACGGGTGTGCTGAACATTGCCGGGATGGACTCCTCGCTGCCGCAGGTCATCGCCGGGTTCCTCCGGTGAGGACCCCGCCCGGGGCCGGGGGTGCGTGGTGGCCCTGACGGACTGCCCGTACTGCGAGGAACGCCACGGTGACCTGCTCCTGTGCCCTCCCGCGAAACGGTATCTCGACGCGGTTGCCGCACGCGGGCACCGGTTCGACCTCCCCGAGATCGAGTTCAGTGAACCGGTGGCCGGCGCCGGCATGTTCGGCGAGGACACGGTCCTGATGGCCCAGTTCCTGGCCAAGGCGGCGGTCGTCCAGGTCGCCGGGACCCACAAGCCGGTCCTCATCCTCACCGGTGTCTCCATCGACGGGACCCCGCTGCCGAACTGGCTGTACGCGGGGAACGCGGCCCAGATCCGCCGGGCCGTGAAGATCACCGCCGGGATGGGCGAGATGGCGATCCGGCGGGCCCGCGACCTCAACCAGGCGCAGCCGCCCGGTCCCTTACCCCGTTTCCCGTGACCCGGGACACACCAGGGCACAGCCGCCGGCCCGGCTGCCGTGCCAGTCACGCCCACCCGGAAAAGGGGAAGAGGGAACTCGATGGGATGGTTTATCTTCGCGGTCCTGCTCGCCATCATCGGCGCGCTCGCGCTGGCTGGCGGCGGCCTGGCGAAAGGCGAGTATAAGCGCGCCTACGGCGGGAAGCCGGAGCCGTGGGACTGGTCACTGCCAGTCCGGGCCGCCGGCGGCTTCGTGCTTCTGCTCTCGTTCGGCCTGTTCGCGGTGTCGGGCCTGAAGTCGGTCCCGGTGAAGAACATCGGCGTCCCGCAGGTATTCGGTGCGGTGACCGGCACCGTGCAGGGGCCCGGGATCCACGAGACGTGGACGCCGTGGCTGCACCTGACCGACGTGGACGAGACCGTCCAGACCACGACGTTCGAGGACTCCGGTAACGACACCGGGTCATCATGCAACGGCGGCCTCGCAGTCCGGATCGGCGGCCAGCAGACCGCGTGTGCCGACGTGACGATCCAGTGGCAGATCCTGCCGGCAGCCGCGGACTCCCTGTTCAGCGACTACGCCAACCAGGGCAACCTGATGACCGAGATCACCAATGCCGTGGTGCTGCGCGAGTTCAAGACCGTCGTCAACCAGGTCGTGGGTGACTACAACCCGATCACCGACGTGGAGTCCGTCGCGAATACGAACTCGGCGACCAGCGTGTTCTCCACGTTCGCGCCGACAATCCAGGCGGACATGACCCGTGACATCGGGTCCCGGATCAGGATCATCAGTGTTCAGCTGCCGCTGATGCATTACGACGCCACGGTGGAAGCCGCACTGCAGTCGATCGCGAAGGAGAACGCGAGCTACGCCGTCGCTGTCGAGGAAGTGAAAGTCGACCAGGAGCAGGCCCTGGCCTACCGGCAGCTCGGCACACCGTCCGAGAGCGCCCTGATCAGCGAGTGCCTCTCCGACGTGAAAGCAGCAGGCAGCAGCTGGCCGGTCAACGTCCAGTGCTTCCCGGGTGCCAGCTCAGGTGTGGCACTCTCCCAGGGAGGGTGACGCCGGCGCCCGGAACAGGGCAGCTCCTCGCGCGGGGCCGCCGTCATCCGGGCATGACGAAACCGCCCGCCTGCCTCCCCCGGTCAACGGGGAAGGCAGGCGGGCGGCTGGGATGCGGCCTGGCGCGGGTTTAGGAGCCCGTCGACGGTGCCGGGGTGGCGGGGACCAGGGCGGTCACCGACGTGACCGTGGTGCCCAGCGACGCCACGGCGGCGTCGAGGCCGGACAGGTCCAGGGCAGGATTCGCTGCCTGGAGGGTGGTGATTTCCGCCTGGATGGCGGTGACGTCCGCTGCCAGGGTCGTGACTGCCGTCTCGATGCCGGCGACGTCGGTGGCCAGGTCGGCTGCCTGCTCGCTCATGCTGTGCCTGCTTTCTGCGGGAAATGAGGAGAGCACCCGGCGGGCTGCCGGGTGCTCAGGGGGTAAGAAGGTGCGCCTGCCACCCGGCCAGGGCCGGGCGGGGGCTAGAGGAAGGGGACGTCGACGATGAACGCGTTCACGGCGCAGGCCTGCACCGTGCCGGTCCCGGCCCACTCATACGTCCAGGTCGCGGAGTCCACCGCATCCGTGGTGTCCAGGTCGGCGTGGTACAGGCCGGCGGCGTCCCTGACGACGGGCGACGCCGGGTAGGTGACGGTGACGACGGCCTGCCCGGTACCGGGCCGGTACAGCAGGGTGACCACCGTCGGGTCGGCGAGGTCCCCGTCCTCGTTGACGAACCCGCCCGAAGGCGCCGAGACGCTGCCGGCATAGGTCGCTACCCGGATCAGGTTCCCCGCGGTATAGGTGTTCACGAGGCCTCCCTAGGGCTGCCAGTCAGCTGCGAGGACGGAGGCGGGCTGCCAGTCGGCGGCGGTGACGGTGCCGGGGCCGACCGGCGGGACGAGCTCACCTGTCCCGCCCGGGAGCGCCGTGGCGGTGAGTGCTGCCGCACCCTCACGGCGGGAGGTGCCTGCCGCGGACTGTGCTGCCGCGGTCCGCAGCGACGAAGGGCCGGCGGCGGTCTTGGCGGCGGCGGGCTGAGCCGTCCCGGTGCTGGTGATGGCGGAATACCCGGACACGGCCCGGGTACCGGACGTCCGCATGATCCCGGAAGAGAGGGCCTGTGACGTGCCGGGGGCGTGCCTGGCACCTGCGGCGGACAGGAAGCCCGTCTCGGTGATCGCGGATATTCCGGGCGGCTGTCCTGTCTCTGCGCCGAGGATGCCGCCTGCGGTGAGTGCCGCCTGCCCGGAAGCGGCCCGGATGCCGGCCGGTGACGTGCGCGCAGTCGCCGGCAGCCTGCCGGTGCCCGGTGCGGACTTCTGCCCGGCAGCTCCGGTGAGGGCGGCAGTAGTGGCCTGGGCGGTGCCGGCGCAGGCCTTGGCGCCTCGCGGTGCGGAGGCCGCGGCCCCGCTGAGAGCCCCTGTGCCCGGGGTTCTCCTGCTGCCCGCAGGGGCGTGCGTGCCGGCAGCGGTGAGCTCCGCGGTGCCGGCTGCCGCCCTGGTGCCCGCCGGGGTGCTGGTCCCGGTGCCGCAGATCCGGGAGGATCCCGACGCGGTCTTGACGCCGGCGGGGGCCGTCGTCCCGGCTGCGGTGACCGCGGACGTCCCGGTGTATGCGGGGACTGCCGTCAGCGGGGTGACCTTCGGCCGGAAGGGGAACGCTCGGCCTAGACGCGCCATGTGACCCTCCGGCCGTTACGCGGGACGGTCAGAACGCGCTGAGGGTCTCCGACGTCAGCGTGTAGAGGCCCTGTGCGCCGTACACCTCGGGGGTGACCGACATGACGATCCCGGCCCCGGCGGCGCTGAGGTTGATCGCCGAGCCACCCGAGGTGGCGGACAGCTCGAATGTGGACCCCGACGCGGAGACGATGTAGTAGATCGTCCCGGCAGTGATCCCCGCGGGGAGGGTGGCGCCGGCGCCGGGGAACACGACGACCGTGTTCCCGCTGGTGTAGGAACTGCCGGGTGCAGTGAAGACGCCGGGAGATGCGAGGGTTGCCGTGAACGCGTACGGGGTGCCGGCGTCGTTCGGGCCCATCCCGGCGCAGGTCCCTGCGGTGACGGCCGAGAACAGGCCGACGAACGCGACTGTTGACCCGGCGGGGACGTTGAACGCCCCGGCTACCGAAGCGGACCCCTTCGAGCCGCCGGCTGCCCCCGACCAGGTGACTGCCTGCCGTGCATAGGCCGGGGAGCCGCCGGTCAGCTCGTTCGCGGTGCCGGTGGCGCTGTAGGCGCTGAACAGTCCCGCGTAGCCGATGATGCTGGACGGGGTGCCGCCGCTGAGTGCGTCCAGCATCTGGTCCTGGGCGCTGGCGGTGAACATGGTCAAGGCGGTCTCCTATGCTGGCGGCGTGAATGGGCGGTCCGGGGCTCAGGCTTTCTCGAACTCGACGTAGCACAGCGCGCTGACTGCCGTGCCGAACAGCATCCTGACCCGCAGGCAGTCGCCGGCCTTGACGCCGAACTCCCGGCCGAGGGGGAGCTGCTTCCAGTACTGGTTCGTCGGCGCGATCTGCTCGCTGCCGCCGAGGCGCCCGGACGTGATCGCGCCTTCAGCTGTCGAGGTGTAGCCGGACAGGGCCGTCCCGAGCTGCAGCGGCACGCCCGTGGACCCGGACGTGTTGGCCGGGGCATACGGGTTGTTCTGCGGCTGGACATCTCCCGTGCCGTATGCGGTGACGGTCGCGAAGACGGTCCCGGTGTCGATCAGCTCGACACTGCCGGGGGCAGCTGCCGCGTCACCGCCGAAGCTGCATCCCCAGTCGGTCACGATGATGTCGATGCCGGGTGCGAGCTGGAGCATCGTCTTGATGCTGGTCCCGGTGGTGACCGGGGCGAGGACGGTCGTGGTCGGTGCGGGACCGTTCCACACCCTGTAGGTGATGCCCACTGGTCCTCCTAGTAGGTCGAGGCGCGGTTGACCGCCTGGCCGCACAGGCGGTTCGGCGGCGGGCAGAACACGAGCGGCGTGACCTCGACGTCCACCCAGTAGGACTGGCCCTCAGTGGCCACGTACTGGCTGGGGTAGAGGAACGTCGTGCCGCTCGTCTCGTACGTGCACTGACCCGGTGACGTGGCGGTCGTGACGCTGGGGACCGTGACCGGGCCGGTGGTGATCCCGTTCGCGCCGGCCCCGGTGGTGAAGTAGTTCAGCGAGTACACGTTGAACCCGCTCGGGGTCGCGTTCCCGTTCCACACGCTGGTCTTGTAGTCCCCGGCGGGGAGCGTCGCGCCGCTGTACGCGCAGGCCACCCACCCCGAACCCGCGGCCCCGGTCCACGACGGCGATGTGCTGAGCGTCCCGGGGACCATCGTCTGGGTGGCGACGTCCCAGATCGCGCACTGGGTCGGCAGCTGGGTCACGCCGGCGGGCGAGTAGAACCAGATATTGTCCAGGGCGCACACCTGGGACAGGGTGAACTCGGTGCCGAGGATGTAGTTGTCGCTCGCGTCCGTGCCCGTGCCGGTGGCGGCGACGTCATACTTGGCCGGCCAGATCCGGTAGGACCCGGCATACCCGCTGGGCGCGGTACTGCTGACCAGGACATCGACCCAGAAGCTGGATGAGCTGCTGCCCTGGACCGGCATGTAGACGCTGGGGTCCGCATGGCCGGAGACGTCACCGAACGCACCCTGCGGGATGTTGGGGGTCGCCGGGCTGCTGCCGCCGGACGTGCCGTCGGAGTAGGCGTACAGCGGGCCGTTCGTGATGCCCGCCGCGTACGGGTCGCCGGACCCGAACTGGCTGTTGCTGATCGGGAAGCCGTTGACGGCGGTCCATCCGGTGCAGGCCAGGTACTGCGTGCCGATGGCCAGCTGGATCGGGGCCGTCAGGGCGGTGTAATTCCAGGCGCCCGCGGTCAGGGTCCCGGAGGTGACGGTCGCGGCAGGGATCAGGGTTCCGCCGCTGGTAGAGGTGACGTTCCACAGGGCGAACTTCTGCGCGCCCGTGTCACCGCCGGCCGGGCACCACCAGTAGTAGCCCTGGAGCCAGAGACCGCCCTGGGTGACCTCGAAGTTCGTGCCTGCCTGGAACACGCCGCTGTAGGAGGTCAGGCCAGGGGGCTGCGTGCCCGACGACCCCACGCCGGGCCTGCCGGCCGTACCGTCCATCAGGCGGTAGGTGGTCACGGGCACACCCCCGTACGCCGGTCAGGCGGCTGCTGCCGCTGTAGCTCGGGGTGGTGCTGGCGGGCCGCGGCAGGAAACCCCGGATATCCGGATTGCCGTAGCAGGCCAGACGCCGGGTACGGGGGGTTTGCGGGTGCCGGGTCAGCTGGCGTCGCCGTCCAGGAGCAGCCCGGCGATCCGGGCCGCCTCCGCCACGGCGGCCTCGGCTTCGGTGACGAGCTCGCTGACCGTCCCGCCCGCGGCGGGGTCAGCCTGCTTCGCGAGGGCGGCGACCAGGGTCGCGAGCCGGGTCAGGACAGGTGCCTGGGCGACGGCTGCCTGCAGTGCCTTCCGGGTGTCCGCTTCGACGGCCTCGATGCGGGGGCCGGCGTCTTTCTCGAACCAGGCCCTGATCCGGGCGGCGAGTCCTTCAGGGAGCGGGGTGACAGGTGCGGTCACGGGGGCAGGTTCCTTCCGTGCGGGACAATGAGGGGGTTTGCGCAGATGCCGGCGGCTGTCTCAGGCCGCTAGCCGGTCCAGGTCTGCGGTGAGGGCTGCGACGGCGATGCCGTGGCCGTCGGTGCCGGCGGTGGTGATCTCGCCGGTCATGACGGCCCAGGCCTCGTCGGAGAGGTAATGCCAGGCGCTGTAGGCGATCGGCTGGACCGTTCCCCAGGTGATCGCGTACAGGAATTCGGAATCGTATCCGGCGATGATGACGCAGTGGCCGCCGAGTTCCTCGCTGCCGAGGGTGTCGAGGGTCCACGGCTGCCCCGCGTCCGTGGCCGTCATCATCCCCTGTGTCACGGTTATCCCCGTATAGGCCCAGTTGTACGAACTGACAGCGAACTGGAGCGTGGGAATGTCATGGACCCCGACCGGTGCATACGCCCCGACGGTGTGCCCGTAGAACTTCTGCGCCCGGACGTAAGCCAGGTACTGGGACAGGACGACACCGGTGTCCTGCCCGCCGGTGTACCGCAGGTAGTAGTCCACGACCTGGCCGGAGTCCGGGAATGCCTCCTTCTCGGCGGTGTCGGCCGCGTTCAGAAGGAACCCGTGGTCCAGGCCGGCCGGCCCGCAGTTCCCGACACCCTGCGGCGCGACCGTGCAGGACGGGTCCGGACCATTGCCCAGCATCCCCCACGCAAGGTCAGGTACCGGCACCTTCGCCGGGGCCTTAGGGAGGGAGCCGGCAGCGTAGAAGGTCAGGTCACGCAGTCCGGCTGGCATGAGCGCCGGGAGACGGCCGAGAAGACGGGCAGCAGGCACGCTGGAACCTCCGGAGCAGATGGGGGGAATGAGGACACGAGCCGGTGCCAGGTCACGGCGGTGTTCAAGGTCACCGGGGAGAACCCGGCTTCGGGGTGACTGGGGCAGGGACGGTCAGGGCGGCGAGCTCGGCGGATGACCCGTGGTACGCGGAGCAGTCACATGAGCCGATTCCCGGTACCGGGTACGACGCCGTGAACTGCCACATCTGGTGCGGGAATGCGGGCTCGTCCTGCTGGTACGCGGCGACCCACTGCGGCTGCAGGCGCTTCGCCTCGGCGAAGTCCAGGCCCGAGTACAGCCACGGGCCCCCGGCCGGGGTCCGGGCCAGCTGCGGGTACGCGGCGAGGATCTCTGCCCGCCACGCCTCCCACACTGCGGCCTGGTCCCCGTCGCCTGTCTCCAGGTCGGCGATCGGGAGCTCACCGGGACGCAGCGGCCCCAGCAGGCTGGCGAGGGCACGGGCCTGGCCGGCGGGGTCCTGGCCGGGGACGAGGAACTGGTAGATGCCGAGGAAGACCGCGCCGCCGGCGTGGAGGTCCCCGCGGCGGGCACCGCCGTACCAGGCGCCGTCGTCCATGTCCTCGCCGTACATCGCCCGGATGATCACTGCCTTGGACCAGGCGAGATAGACCGGGTCATCGACGTCGGGCTGGAACCCGGACACGTCCGCGAGCAGGATGCTGCGGGTACTGTCCAGTGCCGGGATGCCGCGTGGTTCCCCGCCGGCCCGCAGGACGGCCGGTCTTGCGTCAGTGACTGGCATGGTCAGCCTGCCCCCTCTGGTTTGTCGTGGTACCCGGAAATGTCATACCCGTGCCGTAGCGTGGCCTCATGGATACGCTGCCTGACACGGACCGGCGAGTAGAGCCGCTCTGGCCCGAGCTGGATGAGCCCGAGGTGCCGTACACGGTCACCGTCGACCTCGAGCTGCCCCCCGGCGACGCCGGAGCCGGGCACCTCGAAAGATTCGTCGCCGGGGTCCGGGCGTTCGAGCGGCTCGCGCAGCTCGAGGAATCCCTGATCGTCATCACGCCGGTCGCCCGCGCCCAGGTGACGGTGCCGGGCCGGTCCGGGCCACGCGCGATGGAGAGCGTGCTCGCGGCGGTCGCGGAGATCGCCGGGGACTGGCTCCGGGTCAAGGAGGTCCGTGGCGAGCTCGCCCCGCCGCCCGCCCGCGCCTAGTCAGGTCAGCAGGCCCGCGAAGCCGAGCGGGGCTAGGCTTCGCGCCGGCAAGCTGGTTACATGGATAAGCGCGATGAGCGGGTCAATTTCATGGCCAAGCTGCCCCGTGATCTCCACCGCTGGCTCAAGATCACAGCGGCGGAACGCGGTACCGACATGAACTCTGTCCTCGTTGACGCTCTTAAGGCGACTGCCGGACATTCGGCGCCCTTGACGACGATGAGGAGCCGCTGTGACCCTTGATGAGGTGATCGCGGCGAGGATGCCGGCCGGGACGATGGTCTACTACTGCCCGTTCGCCGACTGGGTGCACCCGCAGGCACCGATGACCACAGAAGAGATCGCGGCCAGCTTCAGCCGCTCGGTCGCCGAGGTGCTCGGCGAGCGGCTGGCCGAGGCCGAAGGGGCGATCAAGGCTCACCTTGAGACCCACACGCTGCTGGAGTGGCTGACACGGTGCCAGCATCTGGAGGGTCAGGTGGCCACCGCGAACACCCGCGCCGGCGAGATCGTCCAGCACGCCCCGGCGATCCTGTCCGCCCTGCATCTCGCTCTGGCGAACGCGGAAGGCCCGGAACTCGCCCGGCCCTACCGTGAGGCACTGGACGCTACCGGATGGGACAAGAGGCTCTAGCGGATCGGGGCTTCACCCGGATTGTCCCCGCTGCCGGGGTTGCGGTGCTGCCGTCCGAGCGTGTGCTTCTGCACCTCTGCGGCGAACGCGGCCCCGTCAATGTCGAGCCCGGTCGTGGTCTGGTGCGTGACCGCGGGGACGGTGACAGGGGCGGGCTGCGCGAGTGCTGCCCGGACCTGCTCGGTCAGTGCCGTGTTCGCGGTGAGCTGCTCAAGGATGGCGAGGATCTTGTCATCCTGTGCCGCGAGGTGCGCGGCCTGCTCGGACTGGCCGTGGAGCAGCAACTCGACGTCATCGAACTGCCGCTTGTTCATCTTGTCGGTAGCCTCAGCGAGGACAGCGGCACCCACGATGATGATCGGGAGCAGCACCAGCTGTATGAACTGCGAGCTGGCCCACTGGACGAACCCGGCCGCCCCGCCGTGCAAACCCGCGGGAAGGCCATAGAACGCCAGTGCGCAAAATGCGTATGCACACCACATAGTCCCTACCCCGCGCGTCACAATTACCGCAGCGCGGGTGTTGAAGCGGACGACGGGATTCGCACCCGGGTTCGCCCCGCCGACCTTCACGGGGCCGTTCTCCGCGCGGTGCTTCAGGTGCGGATGGGGGACGTGCTGGTACAGGCTCACGGGGCCTCTCCTCGGTGCTGCTTGTCGGGGGTCACGCCGGACCCAGCTCGCCGTCCCGGAGCCAGTAGTGCCCTCCCGGGCATGTGCCGTGCTTCCATCCGCCGCACCCGAGCGACGGCGTGAGCGTCGGCTTCTCCTCGGTGCCGCTGTTCACCCACCGCGGCGCATCCCACCCGCTGACCGGCTGGTCGCCCATCTGCCCGTACAGCCAGCGGCCACAGCCGGGGCAGAGCCAGGAAAACGAGCGGTGGCCGCCCGCAGCAGGCCACCACACGAACAGGGAAGTGCCCCGCACGGCCTGCTCGCCGAGCTCGAAGTCGTCGCGTGAAAGCCCCGATGAACGGAAGCGCTTGTTCCGCCCGGCCATCTCCTCCGCGGAAATAACCAGTACCTTCACCGGGGCGCCCCGGCTAGCCCGGCTAGTGCCGCATCCCACCAGTCGCGGACTGCTGGTATCCGCTCGGGCCGGGTGATGCCGGGGTGGGGCCAGAACTCTGCCTCGAGCCCGCAGACCAGGATCCGGAAGTCGTCGGCGAAGATCTCGCAGGCCGAGTCGTGCCAGGTGCCGCCGTCGCCGTGGTGGACGCTGGAGGCGGGCAGGCCCCGGACGGCGGCGTATTCCTGGTAGAGCGGATCCGCGCTGGCGACGTTCTTCGCCCCGTCGCCGCGGAGGCTGTTCAGCATGCAGGCGACGTTGTGGCCGTACTCGTGCCCCGTCAGGTGCCTTGTCATCGCCGGGTGCGGCGGGATCCGCTTCCCCGACATCAGGATCAGGCCGGTCCGCTCGGCGACCCATTCCCCGCTGACGTAGCGGCCTTCCTCGATGTTGGAGTGGCCGTTGGACCTGGAGTTCTCCTCCCGGTCCGCGAGATAGCAGTGGACATCCCACAGCGGCGGGCAGCATGCCTGGACATGGGCTGCGGCAGCGACGGCGGTGTCCCGGTCGTGGGGGTAGGCGGGGAAAGGATCGAACCTGCACGTGAACGCGTACCGGTCCGGAGGGCACCACGCCACCTCCGACCCGGAACGGAACTCCCACCGGCCCTCCCGGGTCACGTCGAGGTCATGGACGACGATGCCGGGCATCACTGCACCCGCCTTCCCGTGAGCTGTAAGGTGGGTGTCCGCCGCCGCTGGCGGCATGCGGGATGAATCCGCAGGAAGGCAGAAGGGGGTGCGGTGCCGTGACGTTCTTTTCCTCGGACACGCACTTCTGCCACGGCCTCGTCGCCGGCAAGCGCGGCTTCGCGTCGTCAGCTGAGCATGATGATGAGGTGATACGGCGGTGGAACTCCGTCGTCCGCGCCGAGGACATGGTGTGGCATGTCGGTGACGTCGGCCTGGGGAACGACACGCAGGTGCTGGAACGGGCATCCCGCCTGAACGGCCGCAAGCACCTGGTCCCCGGGAAGCATGACCGCTGCTGGCCTGGCCACACTGACTCGCGGAAGCATCAGCGGCGCTGGCTTGAGGTATTCGAGTCGGTGCAGGCGTTCGCCAGGGTCAGGCTCGGGGCACGGATGGTGCTGCTCTCCCACTACCCGTACGAGGGCGACCATACGGACGAGGACCGCGCCACCCAGTACCGGCTCCGGGACGAGGGCAGGTGGCTGCTCCACGGCCACCTGCACCAGCAGCGGAGACTAGGACCTGACCCGCGGTACCTGACGATGATGAACCCTCTCGACGGCTCGGGACTGGTCAGCCCGCGCGGCCGGGAAGTGCACGTCGGGCTTGACGCGTGGGACCTGCGGCCCGCCAGCGAAGCTGACGTCATCGGCGTGATACGCGGATACGAGGACAGCCAGGTGCCGGACGAGGAGACCTCGGCGGCCGTGCTGGCCCGGCTCGCCGAGGTACGGTCGCAGCGGTAGCGCACCGTGCTGGCCATTCCATGGCTGCTGGCCGCGCGCTGTACCTGAGGGCCGTTACCTTGCTGCGGCGATGAGGCCGTGCACGTACTGGCTAGCCTCCCAGTCAGAATGGGACGCCGTATGCGCCCCGGCCGGCCCCCGGTGATGGAAGGCGCACAGCCAGCGGAAGTTCGCGTCCGACTCGACCCACGCCCCCACTGCGGCCGGATCTGAGATGCCGGGGTAGTCCTTCTCCAGCGCGGCCAGATCCACGCCGTTCTGCAAGCTGAACTCCACGACATGATGGTGGAGCTCCAGCCCCGGCTGCTCGCCATCCTCGGCCGGCGGCGGGCACGGCTGCATCTGGGCATCCCGGCAGTCCCCGAACCCGATCCGCTCGCCGATGAAGCACCGCGCCGTGGCCCGGTACTGGCGGTGGTAGTGGTCAAAGTCCGCATAATGCGGGTCGGCGGTTCGTGCTGGGTGCGGCGGGAAATGCATCACGTAGTGATGAGTCTCGGCCTGCTGGTGCGCGGCCACCTCCTTGCCGAGCTGGGGAGCGCTCACCCCCGCCGCCTTGAGGGTGGCGGCATCCGCAGCGAATTGCGCGGCGCCATCGGGACGTGCCATCACTCACCCCTTGACATCGGTAGGCCAGTCCGCCGGCAGGCTGTCAGGTCGGCGGCAGTTTCCCGGCCAGGAGTGCCCGGCAGTCTGTGGCCTGCACGACGCCGTGAATCGCCAGGGAAAGCCGGTAGCCGTACGACTTCGACAGCGGCACCCCGGTAGCGGACTGCTGGGCGAACACGGCCCCGGTGCTCGCGTTGTCAAGGCCCACTAGCGCCACGCAGATTGCGCGGGCCTGCTGCTGCCGCTGCTCGGACACGGTGCTGTCGTGCTGGTCCCGCGCGGCCCAGAACAAGCCGGCCCCGGCGAGGAGGACGGCGATGGCGAACAGGACGACCAGGGAGCGGCGGATGGAGCCGCTGAGGCCAGCCGCGCCCTTCTCGCCGCGCTTCCCCTCCGGTCCTGCCGGACCCTGCACCGCCAGCCGCTCGTCCCGCTCATTCACCTGCGGACGCCTCCTGCGGCTCGGACGAAGACGGCGATCCAGGCGGCGGCGATGCAGGCGAGGAATCCGGCGGACCGGAGCCGGGCAGCAGCGCTTTCACGTGCTCGACCGCGGCCGGGGCGGTCAGGCCCAGTCCCGTCCACAGCAGCGGCGTTGACGGGTGCGCACTGAGCACCTGCACGATGATCACGCCCATCCCGGTGCCGGTCAGCAGGACGTCCCTCAGAAGCGGCCACCATCGACTCCACGAGGCCATCACGCTCTTTTCCGCAGTCGGGCCCGCGCGCGAGGTCCAGGCGCCGGGTGGTTAGAGGGGGGTCTGGTCGCCGGGTGTGATCATCGCGGCCGGCCGTTTCCCGCTGTCGCCGCGGCGACAGCGGGGTATGCCAGGGATCGGGGGATGGACAGCGGGCCCGTCGCCACGATGTGATGGGGAGTGGTGCGGGAACGGGAGGGCTGGCGATGACAGGGCAGGGCGGCAGCGGCACGGCGGTGACCGGTAACCGGGTGTACACGGTTAGTGCCGGTGCCCGGAACGCGGCGTGGCTGGCGACGCAGTCCGGGACCGGGGGGATCACCGACAACGGGGACGGCACGGCCAGTTTCGGGCTGCCCGTCATGCGGGAGCTGCGGGACCTGCCCGACGAGCAGGACGGCTACGTAGACCCGACCGGGATCATCTGGATCGCCGGCACCGGATACCCAGTCATCTCGGCGCGCTTACAGACTCACCGGGACCGCGGGCGGGTCAGGCGGGCACGACGATGAGGACGGTCCGGCCGATCGTCACCCGGTCACCCCTGGCCAGCACCTGGTGCCCCCAGACCCGCCGCCCGTTCACCCAGGTGCCGTTCATCGACCCGAGATCCTCGACCGTCCACCCGCCATCACCGGGCCTGAAAGCGGCGTGACGCGGGGACGCATACGGGTCAGCTACGGCAAGCGTCCCGGACCGGCCGGCCGTGAAAGCCTCACCGAACACGCTGGTACCGTCCTGCACCTGGACTACGAGGGCACCTGGTTCCACTGCTGTTCCTCACTCGATCTGCCCTGGTCACGGGGGCGGCAGTACCCGCCAGGTCATCGCTCCTGGCGGCAGGTCGCTGAGGCGGGCGACGTCACCGCGGCCGAGGGCGTCTGTGCACCGGGTGCAGTCATCGCCGCCCATTCCCGGCATGGGCGTGATGCTGCCGTCCGGCATCCGCTGGTGCACATGCCGGGTGAACGAGTGGTGCGAGGCGGCGGCGCCGGGGCACAGCGGTCCCTCGGTGCAGTCGCAGCCGTCAAGGTGGCGGGTGACGTGTCCGGGGCACTGCAGCCGCCAGCGCCGCGTGGCATCGGCGGCTATCCACCGTTTCTCGTAGCTGAGGGCCGCACTGGCGCAGTCTCCCCGGCGGCGCAGATGGAACACCGGCGACGGGGCTCCGGGCAGCAGCAGGTTCTCGCCGTCGAAGCGGAGGGCTTTCTGCCGCTGGGTGACCGGGTCGCCGCAGCCCCAGCAGCAGCCGGGCAGGATCTTCTCGTACCGGGCCAGCTTCCCGGACTCCCGGCTGATCTCCTGCGTGATCTCCAGGTCCCGGCACGGCCACGGCTCACCGCAGTCCCTGCACACCGGGTAGTGCGGGGACAGGACGTAGGCGCCAAGGCCGGCATACGGCCGGACGCCGAAGTGCTGGCGTTTCCCGCCGGCGGCCGGGACGACGATCAGGTCCAGGGGACGGCGGTCCCATTCCTCCATGGACACGGGGCGCCTGCGGCAGATCTGGCCGGGAATCACCGGGGTCCCGAACGCCTGCTCCCAGTACTCGCGGGTATCCTCATCCCAGTCGGCGACGGGAGCAGGCCGGACCTGCACGACACGCCACACCGTGCGGTCCCCGAGGGCTATCAGGTCACCCTCGGCGAGGTCTCTCCACTCGCATTTACGGCCGCCCTGCGGCTCCCAGCCGCCCCCGAAGCGACTCCAGTAGAGGCTCACCCCGCACCCTCCCTGACCTTCACGATCCGAGGCTACTCGCCGGGCCTGGGGTCCCGCCCGTCCTGCGCGTAATACAGGTGGGCTGCGGTGATCGCCGACGCTGCGAGCATTCCCGCACCTGCACGGCGCAGGGCGACATACTCGCTGACAACCGCCACGTACAGGCTGTTCTCGGCTGCTACCGGGTCGGCGGGCTGTTCCGGGGCCTCCACGGGCAGCCCCCTCTCCGGCTCGCCGCCGCGCTGGCAGTGCTGCGGGAAAAAACCTTGCCTGGCATGCTCACTCTACTTATGGAGTGAGATGACCGAGATGATGATGGCGGCCACAGCCGCGACGAGCACGAGGAGTTGCATGACCTGCCCGGTATCAAGGCGCCGCTCGGTGCGGGTGTCGGCAGCACCGCCGGTACGGCCCTGCTGCGCCGAGACGTACTCGCCGAGCGGCCTGATCGTGGCCGTCATCTCCCGCACCGCGTTGGCGAGATCGTCCTTGGTGGCGTAGTTGCCGCGCTCGCCCTCGATCTGGGAGCGGAGGTTGTTCGCCTTCTCGTCCTTGAAGCCCTGTATTTCCCGCGCCAGGTCAAGGGCCTTCTCGTCGGCGACCTGCTTGATCTGGAGGGCTTTCTCCCGCTCCTGCGCGACCTCCTGATACCGGCGGTCCCGTTCCGCTGCCAGGCCCGCGTCTGCTGCCCGGAGCGCCAGGAGGTGCTCCCGGAGCGTTACGGTCTCGCCCGGTGGGCTAGCCACGGCTCCCGTAGCGTCCGCCCCGGTTCCAGCCCCACGCGACCTCCGCGCCCACCAGGGCCACGGCCACGATGACGAGCCAGATAACCCAGTTGAGATGCTTGCCGGTCAGCTCCAGAGCGGCCGCGATCACCATCATGACGAATGCGAGTGTGGCGAGCATGATGCCTCCCTCATGGCAGGTGGTGGTCCTTGAAGGCGGGGACCTGCTGGCCGCCGGCCGCGAATAGCCGCAGGTCAGGACCAGTATTCTGACGGCTCGTAATCGAGTAGGCACGTTATGGAGCCGGTGATCTGGCTCTTGTTCGCGCCATAGCTGATAGACCGGCGGATCTGGGTCACCCGGTAGATCCCCGTCGAGGACGGCGCCCCGGAAACGGACATGTCATAGACCGTGGCCAGGTCACCGACGTTCATGGCAAGGACAGCTGGCCATGCGGCCGGGTATCCCGCCGCGTCGATTTCCAGGAGCGCGACCCGTCGCCTGTTCTGCCCGTAATTCTCGAACAGCCAGTTGACGTAGGCCTGGATCTCCGTCAGCGACTGGAGGTAGGACGTGAACGGGTATGCCCGTGCCCCGTACTGGATGAGCCCGGCCGCGACACCGGCCGCGTTCGCAGGCGTCAGGTCAGGGAGGGTTGCCCCGGCAGGGTCATACGGGGTCGCGACGATCGGGTTCCACACCCGGGTCGGGTCCGTCTGGAACTGCTGCGATGGCTTGTAGGGGATCATGCCCTCGGACACCAGCGGCCCCAGGGTCCAGGCGGGCGTGTCAGCGGCGAGATGCGGCCGGGACCGGTAGCACAGCGTCCCGTTATTGTCGATCGACATGAACCCGCCGTCACTCTGGGCGATGTTGAGCATGGCCTGGCCGCACTGCTGCCCGCCGACGTCCAGGGCCGCCTGGACGGCCAGGACCGCCTGGGGGATGTCGATGGCCCGGTTCGGGACGGTCATCCCGCCGTACCCGGCTGCCCGCTCGATCCGCTGCCCGGCCGTGTCCCCCAGCGGGGTCGCGACCGTGGGGGGCGATGCGCCGGATCCTGCGCCGGCGGCGCAGACCCCGGCGGAGACGGCAGCAGTCCCGTACCCGGAGGTCATCGAATCCCCGGCACCGAGGATGACCGCGGCTTCCTCCTCAGCGCCCGCGTTCGCGGACGTGTACAGGGCGATGCCGGGTGCGAGGGCGGTGGCGGCTGCCCATACGGCGGACCCGGAGGCGAGGGAGTCGCCGAGCATCCCCGTGAGAGTGGTCCTGGCAGAAGGACCCGAGGTGTAGTTCCCGGCGAGGGAGGCGGTGACGAGGGAAAGGGACCAGGGGTCGCCGCCCGGGCCGTAGTTCCCCTCGTAGCAGGTGCCGTCCGGCGTGAACCCGGTGGGGTTCAGGTTCTGCACCGATGAGAGCCCCGGCGACGTCGGGGCGGGGAGGAGGCCGAATCCCGTGACCGCGGCCGTGTAGTGGGCGAGGATCCGGGCCTGCGGCAGGATCCGGGGGTAGATGCTGATGTGGGACAGGGCCATGTTGCCGCCGTGGGCGAGCCCGGCCGGGCTGGATCCGCCGCCGGTCCCGAGGTCCCCGCACGCCGTCAGCCATGTGCACTGGGAGGTCATCGCGGTGCAGGTCCCTGACGCGGTGGCGGTCAGGCCGCCGTTGACCTGCACACTCCACGTGGTGGTGGTCAGCTGGACCGAGTAGGAGACGAACGCGTTGCAGCGCAGGTCAGACCCGGTGTAGATGCTGTGGGTCGTGCCTGTCGAGGTCCCCGCCGCGTAGGTGATGAGGACCAGGTTCCCCAGGCCGTTCAGCTGCAGGACCGCGACGGGCAGGGTTGCCGTGGTCAGGGAGAGGATGGTGAGCGGGCAGCAGGGCTGGGCTGCGATGCAGAAGTAGCCGATCGACCCGCCAGTAGAAGTAAACCCCTGGGAACTGGCGAGGAACCCGGCACTAGCCCACGCCTCGATACTCACACCGCTGGCCAGCGGAGGGTAGGTGTCCTCGCAGGCCAGCCACCACCCGTAGCTCCCGGTCTCGCCGAGGAGGCCGGTCTGCTGCCAGGCGGCGGCGCCCGGGGACGCGGTGATCGCCCCGCCCGCCGAGGCCACGGCGGAAGGGGAGGACTGGGGGTCCCCGTACATCCACCCGGGCTGCTGCCCTACCTGGTAGACCGCCACGCTGGGCGTGGGGGGCGTCGAGGCCTCCGCACTGGCGGTCAGGTCCGTGGCGGAACCGTAGATCGAGCCGGCGAAGCCGCACAGGTCCTGGTACGGGATCCCGTTCGGCGATGCCTTGATGAGCAGGGGGTTCGTATTGCCCGGTGCCGCGTTCCGGAGCTGGACGGGGAGGACCCCGCCGGCGAGTGCCTGGTCATCGCACGGCCACCACCAGCCGGGACTGTCCTGGTACACCTCAGCCCGGTAGGGGCTGGGGCACGGCCCGGACGCGGTGGCCCAGATGTCGCTGACCCCGAGGGAGACCCAGTTGCGGAGGGTGCTGGTGCGCTGCTCGGGGAAGTCCTTCGCATTCCGCGAGATCACGTACCAGCGGTTCGCTGTGCCGCCGAGCGCGAATCGCAGCCTGACGGGCGTGCCGGTAAGGCAGTACGGGTAGTAAGGCGAGGATTCACTGGACGGCGAGAGATTCCCATCGAAATTATCAACGGAAACCGTGCCCTCAGTCGTCTGGATCTGCCCGCGCTGGTACTGGACGCCCGTGGTTTCCTGATAGCCCCAGAGCCTCTTGATGGTGGTGAGGGGGTCCGCTGCGCTGTCGGAGAGCGTGGTCCACTCGATCTCGTCCGCCGGGGTCTGGAACCCGGAACCGAACCCGGCCTCCAGGATGGTCCGCCCCGCCCACGCAGCGTTCGCGCCCGCCGGGATCGGGGAGGGCGCATTGAAGAGGAAGCCGATGATGAACCCGGACAGGTCGGTAGCCGCCGAGGCCGTCGCGGTGACGGACAGGGCCCCGGTGGTGGCGTAGCACGCGGATGTCAGGACCGCATCGCCGGCGTGATTCGCCCCGTTCGTGGCCGTGACCGTAGCCAGTGGCGTCCACCCGGGCGGAAGGAACCCCTGGCCGGCGCTGTCGTTATCCCCGCATACCCCGGCGATGACGAGTGCCTGACCTGAGGGCGCGGGGAACGACAGGCCCAGTGAGGTGGTCGCGGCGGAGTAGGCGGTACTGACCGCGGTTACCGAATCCCACGGCCCGATGCCGGAGATCTCCACGACCAGGCATGCCGCACCCGCTACCGCCCCGTTCGGGGCGCAGTAGACATCAGCTGCGGTCCTGGCGAGATTCGCCGTGTACCACCCGGCACACCGGGTGCTGCCTGCGGACGATGACGGCGACGCCGGGCGCCAGAAAGAGTGGATGTCATCGGCGTCGCCGAACGTGACCGCCGATGTCGCGATGCCCTGCTGCCAGCCCATCAGGCAGACCAGCCAGTTCCCCGCCGAAGGCGTGCCGCTGCCGCTTCCCGCTGAGGTAGCCGGGGTCAGCTGGACGACCGTGGACTGCAACGCAGGCGGCATCGACCCGAACACGGCCGGCTGGCTGAACGTCGCCGACCACTGGTTGACGACGGACGCCCGGCCCAGCGAGGGAGGCTGAGGTGACGGCGGCGCCTGGTAGCCGCCGAAGCCCATCGGGACGAACTGCGACGGCGGGACAGGCTGAGGGGGGATCGCAGGCGCGGGGATGACAGACCAGGTGAGGATGATCCATCCCGCTGCCGGGGTGCCCGGTCCGCCGCCGGCGACCGACGCGTTAGACCCGCCGCCGGGTCCGCCGCCGGGCACGGTCCCCGGAGATCCGGGGGCGGTGCTGGAGGCACCGCCGGCACCGCCGGCCCCCCCGCCCGTTCCCGGCGTCCCGCCGGCACCGGGCGAAGCACCCGAGCCGGGACCGCCCGCACCGCCGGGACCGCCAGGGCCTGCCGCGCCGCCACCGCCACCGCCGTACCCGGTCCCGGTGGTGCTGTTGGACCCGTTCCCGCCGCTGCCGCCGGCATAGGCGATCGCGTTGGAGCCCGCCGCACCGCCGCTGCCGGGGGCGATTCCCGCCCCGTTCCCGCCAGGTGCGGCGGAGACCGCGAGGGAATCGCCGGTGAAGACGGTGTGGTTACCTGTGGCGCCCTGCCCGATCGACCAGCTGTACGTCAGGCCGCCAGTGACAGCAGGGGCATCCTGGGCGAAAGCCCCGGCACCCGCACCGCCGGAGCCCTTGTGTGCCGTGAGGTCCGACGCTGCCGCGCCGGACTCCCCGGTGCACTGGACGATCAGCGATCCGGGGAGGATGTTCAGCGGGCACAGCCACGTCCCGCTTGCCCCGGTGAGGGTGATGGTCTGCACGCAGCCCCCTCACCAGCACCTCGTCAGCGGGAGCGGGGGTTAAGCAGCGGCTTAGCTGTGCGTCCACAGGAAGAACTGCGTGCACGTGAGCGACGGGGCGCCAGTCACCTGCGACAGGGTCCCGGCGAGAGCGATCGTGTGCGCGAAGGTTGTGTCAACATCCGCGGCCGTGGGGCCGGACGCCGCCGGCATCGGCAGGATCTGCATATTGCTGTTCGTGAGCGTTGCCTCGTAGGGCGCCGTCTGGATTATCGTGTCGCCGTGGGTGTACAGGGTCGGTGTCGAGGTTCCCTGGGCAAGCTGACGGGTCTGGATCTTGCCCGCAGCTTTCCAGTACAGGCCAGTCTGGGAGACGGGCAGCGCGAACGCCCCGGTCGTTGCCAGCAGTGTCCCGCCGGCGGCCGCCGTGCCCGCCGCGGACGCATACAGGGCCAGGGTCGCATTCGTGGCCGTGGAGCCGCACGTCCAGATCCCGCGTGCCTCCCACTCGATGACGAGTGCGGGCGTGAACTGCAGGATTGCCGGGTCACCGCCGACCCCGCCGGCCATCTCCGGGCTGAGGGTGAGGGTGGCTGCCGTGGTGAGCGCTGTCCCGCTCGCGGTCTGCCACGGCGGACCCCAGTTGGCAAGCTGGACCCACGAGGTGTTAGCCATCAGTGCTCCCGGAGTAGGTAAGGCAGGTGAGGAACGGGGCGGCTAGTACTGCCGGCCGGGCATCTGGTAACCCGTCCCGAGGTTGTTCGCGGCCCTGTCCAGGGCGTGAGCCTGGACGACGCTGCTCAGGACCTGGCCGTCCACGACGAGATGGGTCGTGGTCTGGTGGACCACCGGGGCCGCGCCGCCGCCGCCGCCGCTGCCGCCGCCGGACGATCCCGCCGCGGCGGGGTGCGGGACAGCGCTCGCGGGATGCTGGTCCGCGGCGGCGGGGACTGCGCTGGAGATACCGTCCGCTGAGGAGCCGTCACCGCCCTTGGTCCTCTTCTTCGCGGCGTCCTTCTCCGCTGTCTCGATCGCGGCGAGGATGGCCGAGGTGAGGTCACCGGTCACGGAGGCGATGCCTGCCGCCATCTCCTGGCCTATCTCGGCACCGCCCTTGAATGCGGCGGCTGCAGCACCGCCGCCTAGCGCCGCGTCCAGGTCGTGGGTGATGTCCTTCGACAGGGAGCCGATCGACGAGTTGACCGCCCCGAGCTGGCTTTTCAGCCCGGCTGCGAGGCCCTTGGTGATGTCGGCGGCCGGCTCGTAGACGGCGTTGCTCGCTGTGACCCCGAGCGCTTTCGCTGCCGTGTTCATCTGCGACTGGAGGCTGTTGAGCTGCTGGATCGCGCCCTTCCCGCCGCCGAGGATGCTCTCGGCGATCGGGTCGCCTGTCGCCGCGCCGGACTGCGCGAGCTGGTCCAGGAAGGCGGTGTTGAGGCCCTCTTTCTTCAGCTTGGTCAGGTCGGCAGTGAACTGCTTGGTCTGCGTGACCTGGGCCTGCATCCCGGAGATCAGGTCGCTGACCTGCGGCGCGGCTACCGCCGCTGGTGCGTTGCCGGACTCCAGCGCCTGAGCGTTCGCCGCGACGCTGATGATGCTGGCGCCCTGGTTCGTCGCTGCCGTGATGCTCTGCGCGTAGGACTGCGCCTGCGTGATCTGGTTTTCCAGGGTCTGCCGCTGCTGGGCGAGGGCCTGCAGCTTCGCGCCGTCAGCCTTGAGGTAGGCGACCATGCCCGAGTCCTCGGACTTGCTGATCTTGCCTTTCTTCAGCGCCTTCGCGATATCGGCCTCGAACGTCGAGATGGTCCCGGCGATCGTGGAGTCGCTGAACGGCGCGGCGATCCCCTCCGCGAGATCCTTCGCGGTGGTGATCGCGGACTGGCCGCCCTGGAGGCCGGCGAGCAGCGACGCGGCGGCGGTCTTGGACAGCCCCTCTGCCGCCTTCTTCACCGTGCCCTCGCCGGCGGTAATGCCCTCGGCGAAACCGCCGTCGAACTCGTCCTGCCCGATCGCCATCGTGACCCGGCTAGGCGAATGCGCGTCGAGGGTCGTGTGCATCGCCTCGGCCCCGGCAGCCGCCACGGCGCTCGCTGCCGCCGTGACCGCACCGACTCCGCCCGCGATACCGCCCGCCAGTCCGGCGTCCATGGACGCGCCGATGCCGGCGGTGCCTGCCGCACCGGACTTCATCGCGCCGAGGACACTGGCCATGGCGGTCGCGGCCTTGGCCTTCGCCGCAGACAGGGCACTCAGGTCGGGTGCGGGGACCTTGACCGGGGCCATCGCGGACCCGGTGCCGAGCGTGCCAAGGGCGTGCTTGATGGTCTCGCTGATGGAGTTCGCGGAGGCCGGGTCGACCTCGGGCTTGACCTTGACCTGCACGGTCTGGTCAGCGGCGGGCAGCTTCATGCCGGTCTTGAGCATGTCCCCGGCCCAGCCGCCAGTCACGGGTGCCACCGCCGGCGCAGCCTCCGGCGCGGGAGCGGCAGGCTTGCCGCCGCCGAACCCGAAGAACGACGCGATCGAATCGACGGCCGAGGCCGCCTGGTGCCGGGAGGAATCGAGACCGGATGTCACCCAGTCGGCATTGCCCTTGAAGCTATTGGCGAGGGCGTCACCCTGGCTTGCCATCTGGTGCCGGGCCGAGTCGAAGCTGCCGGTCTGGTAGTCCCCGGCGCGCGTGAAGGCCCCGACGGTCTCGCTGACCGCGTTGCTGACGTGGGTTCCGACAGCGGAGCCGAACTTGGAGGTCGCGAACCAGGAGTCGAGGCCGCCGAAGATGCTGGGCATCATCCCGGCTGCGGCCGGGTCGTTCTGGAGGTCCTTGTTCGCGGTCCCGGCCTTGGTCCCGGCGGGGGAAAGCTGATCCCCGAGGCCCTTGATCAGGAGGCCGAGGCCGACCCCCGCGGCGAGAGGGTTGACTGAGGCAGCCAGGTCGGTGCCGCCGCGCAGGCCAGCGGCGGCGAGGACCCCGCCGCCGCCCTTTTCTGCGTCCCCTTCGATACCGGACTCAGCGTCCGAAGCGACAGGTCCGGCGGGGATGGTCCCGCCCGGTTCCCTGCTGGACGGCAGCGTGCCAGGGAGTGTCTTGTCAGTGTTGCCGAGATCGCCGCCTTCGGCGGCGGTGGAGAGTTTCCCTGCTGCGCCTTCAAGGCTTCCGGCGGCGGCGCTGAGGCTCGACCCGGCACTTTCCAGGCCCGCCGCACCGGCCGTGCTGGAGCCCTGCCCGATCCCGGCGAGTTTGTCGGCGCCGGGGATGCCGAGGGTCTCCCCGACTTTCCCGGCAGAGCTGAGTACCGTGCTGATCGGCGAGGCGACCTTGGACAGGATGGCCGGCAGCGCGAGGAGTCCCGCGCCGATCATGACGTCCTTGGTCGCGGTGGGATGTGCTGCGGCGAAGCCGAGGACGTCGGAGACACCGCCGAGCACCTTGGTTACAGAGGGGAGGAGTGCCTGCCCGGCCTCGGTCGCTACCGCCTCAAGGCTGTACTCGGTGGCCTTGAGCTTGTAGTTAAGGGTGTCCTGGACCTGGGACCAGCCCTTGATGTTGTTCCCGGTGTGCTGGACGGACTGGCCGACCGCGTCCACGTCGCTCTTGAACGTGCCCAGGTGCGAGCCGCCGGTCATCAGGGCGAACTGCTCGCCCATCTTCCCGCCGAGCGCCTCGGACAGGGCAGCGGTGACCGTCTGCTTGTCGCCGGCACCGGACTTCTCCAGCGCCGAGTAGCCTTTCGCCGTGTTCGCCGTGTTCGCGAACTGCTTCAGCAGGTTCACGTCGCCTACGGGCAGGGTGGACTTCGTGCCGGTCAGCGCATACCACTGCGCCTCGGTCGTCTTCCCCGTCAGGTAGCCCGTCGCTACCTGCTGGAGGCCGGCCGGGAGCTTTGCTATCTCCTGGTTCGCGGCCTGGATGGCCAGCTTCGACTGGTTCATCGTGTCGAGGACGACCATGCCGTTTTTCTCATGGCCCTTGATCGCCGAGTCGACCTCGGAGACGACGCCAGTCAGGCCCTGCGTCTTCAGCGAGTCGGACAGCTTGTTCGGGTTGATCCCGAGCATCTGCTGCTCAGCCCGCTGTACGCCGCTCGGCCCGGTGATCGCCCCGACGGTGTGCGAGATGTCCTGCGCCGACCATTCCGCGGTTGCGCCCCCGGCGGTCATGGTGGCCATCGCCCCGAGTACCTGCGGCAGTGACAGCCCGGCATTCTGCGCGGTGGGCAGCACGGAGGGGAGGGCGCCCGCGAACCCCTGGTAGGTCATCCTGCCGAGGCCGACCGCCGTGAGGCTCGCGTTCGCCGCCTCGGTCGCGTACTTCGCCTGCTGCGCCGCCGACTTCTGGGGGCCGCCGAAGTAGTCGTTCAGCAGTGTCGTCTCGGCGGCACTGGCTGTCGAGACGTCCGCGCCTTCGGCGAACGCGGCCTCAGCGGTCGGCTTCAGGACCGCTGCCGCGTTCGCGCCGTGGAATCCGGCGCTCTGCGTCCAGTACTCGCCCTGCTCAAGGCTGGCCTGGGACGTGGCGGCAGGCCCGGACATTCCCAGCAGTGCCGATTCATCGCCCGGCACGTTCTTCAGGGACTCGCCTGCTGAGGTGTACCAGCGGGTACCCGCTGACTGCAGCTGCGCCGCCAGGTAGGTCCCGTACCCGACTGCCCCCGCGACGCCGAGGGCGAGCATGTGATACTTCCCGGCGGACGCCTCAGCCGATGCGGCAGCATCCTCGGTGGCGAGCTTCCGCGCCCTGATCCCCTGCGCTACCGCCGCGTCCTGCTCGACGCTGGTCGTGCCGAGCGCCGCGTAGGAGTCCGCGGCGACCCCGTTGGCTTTCGCGATCCCCAGGGTCGCCTCAGCCTGCCCGGCCGCGTAGATCCTGTTCTGGTCCGCGGTGATAGCCGCGGTGTCCCGCATCCATGCCAGGGACTCCGCGGTTTCCTTGGTGACGGCACCCTGGGCCTTCAGTGCATCGCTGGCTGCTGCTGCTGACCCGGCGACCGTGGCGTTGGTTTCCGCGACTGCCTTGCCCGCGTCGGCGAGATCACCCTGGGTCGCTGCCGTGTCTGCGGAGGCGACCCCCAGTCCCCTGATGCCGGCGGCGGCAGGGTCAGCGGACCCGGCGATCGCGTCGTTGCTGTCGGCGACTGCCTTCCCTGCGTCGGCTACCCCCGCCAGGCCGTCCCGTGCCCCGGCGGCAGTATCGGCGACGCCTCTCAGCTCGTCCGCTACGGCCCCGGCCCCGGCTGCAGCTTCCCCGAGGCCCTTGCCCGCATCCCCGACCGCGCTGAGGCTCTCAGCTGCTGAGGCGCCGGCACCATCGAGACGCCCCAGGGAGGCGAGGATGGAGGACACGGCCGAGTCGACGGCTCCGGCCGCAGACTCCATGGAGGCAGCGAGTCCGCCGAGGCCGCCCGTCTCAATGGGCTTGCCGAGTGCCTCCAGTGCCGCGTCGGCCTCTACCGCAAGATTGCGGTAGGCGGCGGCGAGGTCCTGGATCTCGCCGACAGCACCGCCGGCGGAAACGGTGATGGTGGTGGAGATGTCGCCCATGGCTCACCCCCGGCACGGAGAGATCTGGGCAGTGGAGGAAAAGGGCGGGTCAGCCGAGGAACTCGTCAAGGACCGACTGGGCGATGCCGTCCATCTGGCCCTTCGCCGCCGCCTGGGCCTTCTCCACGTAGTGGGCGCCGGCCTGGGTCACCGAGAGAGGGAACCCGCCGCCCCCCCAGTGCAGGGTGTGGGGGCGCATGCCCTTGCGGCCCAGGCCGCCGTGCGCGGTGATCGTCCCGCCGTTCTCGCGGAACTCGGCGTAGATGATGTGCGGGGACACCTTCGCCGAGGCGAAGGTGCCGCCGCCGCCGGCACTGTCGATGGTCTCGGACCCGGCGAGTTTCCCGGTCCGCTTCGGCGTGACAATCCGCAGGATCGCCAGGAAGTCCCTGGCCTGCTCCCGGACCACGTCGACGGCGAGACCGGCATCCATCCGCTCAGCGACCGCTTCCCAGTGCGCGGCGAGGTCGTCATACGCGGACATGGCGGTCCCCCTCTCACCAGCGTCCGGGGAAGAGGGATTCAAGGCACCGGGCGACCGGGTCCAGCCATTCCGCTACCTCGGCCGGGTAGTCATCCGGGGTCCGGGGATGCAGGAAGTGCCGGACGATGTGGATGCAGTGCGTTATGGTTCCGGCGTCTGCTCCGGCTGGGGGGCAGAGGCATCCGTGCTGGAGGTAGGTGCGGAGGTGGGCGTGCTCTGGTTCCGTTTTGGGCCGCCGCCCACGAGGCGGTTAGAAGCCTCCAGTCCCTTCTCGTCCAGGGCGGTGACGATGTCCAGGTCCGTCTCGTCCCGCATCCCCGGCGTCCACGGCAGGGCGAAGCGGGAACTGGAGGTCAGCAGCCTGCCCAGCACCGCGTCGAGGAGCGTGATGTTGTCCTCGACGAGGAGCTCCGCCGGGACCGCCGGGACCTCCAGCATGACAGCCGAGTTGGCCGGGTCCGGCCCGCTCGTCGCGGGCTTCGCTGTCCCGTTCTCCCGCCGGAGCTTGTCACGGAGGATGAGGTACCACTTCTGGTCCCCGCCGGTCAGTTCCGTGCGGATCTCCGCGTACTCGCCGTCGCCGAGATCGATCTTGTCTGGCATGTGCCTCCGGTGCTTTCCGGGAGAAAGGAAAACGCGCCCCGAGGTACCCGGACGCGCACGGATTAGACGTGATGGAATGGTTACGTTCAGTAACCGGGCACGGCGTTCACGAGCACGAGCTGGCTCGGGGTCGTCCCACCGCTATTTCCCGCTCCCGTGCTGCTGGAAATGAAGGACCCCGAACTTTCGTATCCCCAGAAATTCTTCTGGGCGGTCAGGGCAGCCGACTCATAGCCGGTGAGCGTCGAGTTGATCGTGAGGGATGCCAGGCTCGCGCCGCTCCCGCCGTTGCTGGTCGTCCAGGTGAGGGCCGCCTGGTTGTTCGCCAGGAGGTTCGTCAGCTGACTCTCGTCAATGGCCGGCGCGATGGTCATCTTCCACGAGCCGTTGATCGGGCCCCGGCCGAAGAAATAAGGGTCCTGCACGCCGTCAGCGGTCGGGTCCGTATCGTTCTTCCTGGTCCACGTACCAGACCAGGCTGCGATCTGGTTCACCAGGCTGGACGCCTGACTGACCGTGCTCTTCCACGACGGGTCCCCGGTGATGGGGGAGATGGTGCCGGACAGGGTGGACCCTGGCGCGACCTGCGTCCGGGACGTCAGCTTCGCTGTCCAGGTGAGCCACCCGTCCGATTTCGCGGAGATGGTGATCTCGTCCACGATCGAGTAGAGGAACTCGTCCGCGTAGTACGAGCCTGACCCGGCTGGGGTGTTGACATGCCCGAGGGTGTGCGTCGGCGGCTGGCAGGACGCCGCGTACAGACCGGTGCCGCCCGTGTTGAGCAGGGCGAACGTGTGAGTGAACGGGGCGACGACCGTGACGACGGCGACACTGGCGAGGTGGGAGAACCGCAGCGGGGTGCCGGCGTTCAGGACGATGCTCGTGGACGTGCTGCCGGTCCCGACGGTGACGATCTCCGCGTTGACGCCAGTATCAACCTGGACGTAGGTCCCTGCTGTGGCGGCAGTGCCGGTGGTGACCGGGATAGCTGCCGCACCAGCGGCCAGCGGTGACGCTGTCGACGTCCACGTCGGCGTCGACGCGGTGCCCACGGCGTAGTAGTCGCCGAACAGGTTGTACAGGAAATGCCCGATCGTGTCCGCGTACAGCGGCGACTCAGGGATCGTGTGGGTTGCCCAGCGGGGACCCTGCTGCATGTTGTGCAGTTCCGCCATATCCCCCCACATCGAGTTGTCCTTCAGGGGGTTGACCTTGTTCTCCGGCTTGAAGACCCCGCACTTGACGGCAGTGAACGAGGTCGCCACCACGGCAGGGGACGGTTCCTTGCCGACGACGACGTACGCCGGGGCGACGGGGTACGGCGTGGTCGGCGGGCTGATCGTCACTTGGGCTCCTCGGTGGTCTGGGCGGGCACGGTGACGGAGGACACGGCGGGATCCGCGGTGCGTTTCGGGGAGCGGCCTGGCGGCTTCGTCTCGCCGCCTGGCTCACCGGGCGGTTCCGCAGCGGGGGGCGCGAGCAGGACGTGGTCCTCGTTGCCGGCGACGGGCAGCCAGTGCACGTCCGGGGGCTCCTCGAAATCGCGGATGTCACCGGGTTCCACATCGCCGGCCAGCTGGCCCGCTGTGTCGCGCAGGACCGGGTACCTGCCGCTGGGGCCGGTATAGAAGTGGTCGGGCACAGTGCCTCCAGAAGGGCGCAGCGAGGAGAGAGGTGGGACGATGGCGGCCATGAGGCGCCATCCGCGATGGATCAGGACCACTGCCGCGCCCGGACTCCCGCGCGAGTCATGGGTGCAGGTCGATGAAGGCGAGTACGCCGAGCAGGTACAGGTGCTGGCCTCACGCCCGGCCGCGCTGAAGATCGGCCGTGTCCGCTGGCGGCACCGGCTCCTGTGGGCGGCGCAGGGGCTCCCGGCGCGGGCGTGGCGCCGGCTGCGGTCTGCCGCGTGGCGTGCGATGCACTGGCGGCATGACGGCGTTGCGGACGGCTTCGGGTGGGAGGACTACGAGTGAGCGGTGAGCAGGACCCTGCCGCGTGGCTGCGACAGCAGATCGAGGCCGACGCCGGCTGGACGGCCCCCCCGCCGCAACGGCTGCAGCAGGCGCTCAGCAGGGGCGAGCTGAGCATCAATGACGTGCGCTGGGTTCCGTTCTCATCCGCGCTGATGGCCGCTGACCGTGAGGCGAAGCTGGCCATCCTGGGCGAGCTGGCCGCCGCGAAGGCGAGACGTGATGCCGAGCGGGACGACTATTCCCGGTGGATTGCCGGCGAGACCCGGGGGGAGCGGCCCCGGTTCCCCGGACCTGCGCCTGAGGTCATCGCGGGACTGGAACGTGCGGTCTGCCTGCTCGCCACGGGGTACCGGCATCGTGAGGGGTACGCGGAACACTGGGGCACCACGGACATCAGTAACTCTGGTTCCAGTAGTTACTGAGGATCACGCTGCTGACCCCGTACTCGCTGGAGTCCGTCAGGTTCGCGATGCCGGACAGCCTGTACTCGGCGGTGACGTAATCCTCTTCGAGGCTCACGCTGCCCTGCGTCCACCCGGACCGGGAGAGGGTGACTGTGATCGAGCAGCCGCCTTGCAGGGCCGGCTGGGCGAGCGTCCACACCGCCGGCTCCTGGATCGCCTCCCGGTACAGGTTCAGGTCCGCCGCCGTGTCGAAGATGGCCTTGTATGACCCTGCGGTCCGCAGCGGCCCGGCGCCGATGAACAGGGGGGCCTGCTGGCCGTTGCAGCACGGGAAGATGCCGAGCTCGCGTGTCAGGGGCAGGTCAAGGGAGATGCCCCGGGCCGAGGTGCCGCCTGCGGTGGTGATGCCCCATCCCCATCCGGCGGGAGGCTGGGCGGCGGTCTGCTCCTCCGCGGACGTCGCGACGGCGACGGGCGGCATGCCGTTCCAGGTGGAGACGAGCCGGGCGTACCCGCTCTGCTGGACCTGGAGGCGGACGCTGCCGAGGATGCAGCCGGGCCAGCCGAGCTGATCCACCCCGTCATCCGTAGTCAGCGAGTACGACGGCCAGATCGTCGGAGGGCCGTAGACACGGTCCTGCTGGAACAGGTGGGTGGCCTGGGACTGCGCGGGGTCGCCTTCGCCGTGGCCGTACAGCAGGGCAGTCGTGAGCGGGACGAGGTAAGGCCCGGTCCCGGCCGGGGTTCCGGCCAGCGCGTACTCCAGCATGGCGCCTGTGCCGAGCATCAGGACCGAACCGGCGGGAGGCGCCGCGGCGAGGCTGACAGCGTTCATCCCCGCTGATGCCTGCGCCGCGAACGTCGTCACGGTACCGGCCGTGAACTGGTCAGTACCGATCATCGCCCGGTACAGCCACCCGGCCCAGTCCGGGTAAGCCTGGGTTGTTATCGTCCAGTCTGACCAGTACGGGCCCTGCTGGATGTCCTGCGTATCAGTGTCGGTGCCCATCAGGGAACGGTCGGTGAGCTGGGTGATCGCGGACCGGTACCGGGTGCCGGTGCTGAACGGGACAGTGAACGAGGGGGCAACGTAGACGGCGTCCGAGGATTCGGCGGCGATGCCGAGCCTGGCGGTGGCGGACAGGACCGAGTACGTCACCGGCACCCCTAGCTGGGATGATGGCGGGATGGGTAACGGTGACCTGATAGCGCAGACGCGACAGCAGTACGAGGCAGCGGCCGAAGCAGGCTGGCAGCGGCTCCGCCTGGCCGGCGGCTGGCTGTGGACCCGGCTGGCACCTCAGCCGCCGGCTGACGGCGGACTCCTCGCGCCGGGCGGGGTGCTGATCGGCGTTGCGGCCGGCGGCATCATCAGCGCGACGCGGGCTTGGCTCGGCGCGAGGCGCGGAGCCTGGCGGGATGAGTAACGAGCCGCCGTCACTGGCCATGCCGGGCGTGGTGATGACGGACTGGCTGGGTCAGGCGTACGGCGTCGGCGACACGGTGCTGTACCCGGCGATGTCCGGACGGTCACCGCAGATCGTGATGGGCGCCGTGACCGACATCGGCGTCTGGTACCGGGGCGACGACTACGACTGGGTCCGCGCCGGGAACGACGCGGAACTGTCCGGCCGCAGTCAGGTGCAGACCAGGGTCATGATCACCCCGGAGCGGACAAGCCGCTGGCAGCAGCATTACAGCGGGCCGGACGGCAGCGGCGAGCACGCCGCGATCGGCTTCGTGTACAAGGAACCGCAGCATCCGGTCACCTTGACAATCACCGGCAACATCACGAAGTGGCCTGGGGACCAGGATCTCCCTGCCGGCGGAAAGGGAAGGATCCTCTGATGCCTGGCGTGCTCCATGACCAGCTGGCCGGTTACGCACGCCGCTCAGTTGAGCGGCACAGCGAATGGGACGGCCCGCATGCTTTCGAGATCCTGTGCCGTGAGGACGGCGAGATCATCCCGAGGGTGTACGCGTGCATCATGACGGACGTCTCGCCGCAGCAGTACCCCGCCCTCATGCGGGACATGGTGTACGAGTGGATCCGGGACCACCCCGGCGAGCCCCCTTACGCCTTCGCCCTCTCCTCCGAGGGCTATGCAGCGGCAGAGCCCCCCCCCCGCTGCCCCGCAGGCCGAACGTGACGCATACTGGCAGGCTGCCCGGACACCGTGCGGGTTCCGTGACCTCCCCGGCACCCGGGAAGAGTTCGCGACCTGGGTCGTGGACGTCCACGGCCGGGGCTGGCGGGCCGGGCATTACCGTGACGATCCCGCCATCATCAGCGAGAGCAAGCACGCACCCGGGACCCTCCCCGCGACCGCGATGATCAAGGGGTTGCAGAAAGTCGCCTACGCGACCGGGATGAGCGAGTACGGGCTGCACGGACCGCGGGGCCAGTGGAACTGACCAGGCCGGCTAGCTATCGTCCCTAGTTGCTGGCCTCGTAGTCGTCAATGGTGTAGGTCATGACGCCGCGGATCTCTTTCGCCGCCAGGATGGTCGCGTCCGCCGGCTCCTGTGCCCAGGTGATGTCCGGCTGCCCGCCCGAAGGCGCGACCGCAGCACTCAGGAACCGGCCTCCGTGGGACTTGTCGCCGAGGGGTCCCGCTACCCGCTGCCGCAGCAGCTCCACCGCCGCGTCAAGGTCAGCCTGTGTCTCCGCTGCGATGCTCGACGAGCCCGGGCTTGACCGCAGGACGGGCCACCGGATGTCGAGCCGCATCTCGTAGCGGGGCCGGGTCCGCTGGTTCGCGGGCCGGATGTTCTTCCATCCCGGTTCGCGGGTGACGTAGATCGCTGCCTGCTGGGTCCGGGTCGCTGCCGCGTTCGTGTAGGCGGCGATGATCAGCCACGGGCCCCCGGCAGTGGACGGCAGGAACGGGAGGGAGTCACCTGAGGTGGTGTTCAGCCACGCTGTCTCGCGGGCAACGGCTGTGGCAGTGGACACGTGAACGCCCCCGTCCCGGTCAGCGCCTGTGCTTCCTCGCCGCCGTCTTCTTCGGCTTGGCTGCCTTCACTGTCTTCACCGTGGCCTTGCGTACCTTGCCGCGTGCACGGCGTGCCGTCGCCATGACCGGCCACCCCTCTCACCGGGCGGATGCCTAGGATGGCGGGATGGGACTGACCCGGAGCGAGAGAGATGCGGGACTGCAGGCCCTGTATGACCAGGTCCCTGCGATCCCGGACTGTGACGGCAGCTGCTGGACGACGTGCGGGCCGATCGAGATGTCGGACCGGGAACGGCAGCGGATCCGGGAGGCCGGGTTGCGGATCACCCCGTACCGGGAGGCGCTCGCCACCGGCGGGAAGTTCACGTGCGACGCCCTCTCCAGCGGGAAGGAGTGCGCAGTCTACAGGCCGCTGATCTGCCGGCTGTGGGGGGCGTCGGAGGGCTTGCGGTGCGTGTACGGGTGCGTCCCCGAGGGCGGCTGGCTTCCCGATGCCGAGATGTTCCGGCTCCTCGCCGAGGCGGCCCGGGTCGGCGGCGGGCCGCCGATGCGGATCCCGGGCGACGCGGAGATCCGCCGTATCGCTGGACGCGCCCAGGCCCTGGACGAGGCGATCGCCGCCCGTGCTGTCCCGGCCGCGTTCCGGCGCCGCAGTGAGTGACATCGCGGCGAGGGGCGGGCTGCCGGCGGTCCAGGACACCGCCGGGTACGGGCAGCTGCTCGGCCAGTACCTCGAGGTGCGTTCGGTATCGCAGGATTTCCAGGCGGCCCGCCCGGCGATGGTGATCACCGGGGCGCTGCGGCCCGCCGCCGGCGTGGACGATGCGGGGGCGGTGCGCCGGTCGTTCCTGGACAGCCTCGATGCGGTCCTGGCGATCCTCGCTGAGGCCGGGGCACGGCATTACCATCATCCGGAGCTCATCATGCACGGCCAGGCCCTGGTGGACCCGGGACCAGACGGGGAGTTCACGGGGCTGGAGTGCCTGATCCGGATCAGCCTCTACCGGGAGACCACGTGATCCCGGAGCTGGCGCCGGGCGAGGATGAGGAGGCGGAGTTCGCCCGGTATGCCGCCGAGCTGCCCGGCCCGTCGTGCCTGGACGCCTATGAGCTGCTGGTGACGGACGGGCGGCGGCGCATGCTGCGGCTGCGGAGGCTGGCGGGCAGCTGGGAGGCGGTCGGGGCGGCGCTGGAGGGTGCGCTGAGGCAGCTGGACCGGGAACTGCGGCATGAGGTGCCGGACTGGCCCGGCCTCACCTGGAGATTAGGGCCGCATCCACTGGGCGAGGGCCTTCAGCGCGTCGTTATACAGGACGTCAGGGTCATGCGGAGTGCCGACCGGCTGGAGCTCACGGGCGATGATGGAGGCGGTCATGTACTTCCCGGCCCGGACAAGATCCGCGGGATAAGGTGCGTACCCGCCGCCGTAGGTGACCCTGGCCAGTGACCCGATGGGGATGTACTGGCCCAGCTGGAACCACACATGCCCGGAGTCTGTCTCGGGGCCGGTGTAGTTCGCTGCGGTCAGGTCCGTGGATCCGCCGTAGGACCGGACGATGGTGATGCTGACGCTGCCGTAGGCCCACAGGTCGGGGTAGCGGGGTGCGTACTCGTTCAGCCACAGGTGCCTCACGAGGGTGGAGGCGCCGAGGGCCTGGGCGTAGGAGCGGCCGAGAGTGCCCTGCAGGTCCATCGGCAGGTTCGCGGCGTCCTGGTACTCGTCAGGGTCCATGCCCTCGCACCGGTGGGTCTCGGTGAGGGCGGTGAAGGGTGCGAGGCGGCGTCCGCATCCGGATTCGCACTGCCGGGTGGCCTCGGCGAGCATGTCGGCGAGGGCACCAGGCTTGACCTGGGCGGCGAGGTCCCCGAACGGTCCTTCGGTGAACTGGGCGGCGGTGCACAGGGGGGCAGGACAGTCCGCCATCGTGACCCCCTGTCACGGTATGGTCACGACTGCGGGGTAAGCGTGCATGCGGCAGCGGCCACGCCATAACCTGCTACCCGGGCAGGAGGAGACTGGCGTCCTTCCTGCCGCGCGGGTGCTGGGGGGAGTCCAGCCCGTGCCCTCCGCCGGTATCAGGAGCGGGCGGAGGGCACACCGCACCCCCCTCAAGGAGGCGGCGTGCCAGTCGGCCAGCGGACCTGGACCCCCCGAAGTCAGGGAATTCCGGCTGCGTCAGGTCCGGGAACACGTCCTGGTCCTCGCAGGCCTGCCAGTCTCGGCGAGCTCAACAGCGCACTCGTGACACAGGGCCGGGCCGCCGCACCGGGCCAGCGCACCGTCCGGCCGTGGCGTGACGTGGCCATGGCCGCCCAGCACCGGCTTACTTCCCGGTTCCGGGCTTGGCGGCGGCCCGCCTCTTCGGTGCCGGCTCTGTCACCGCGTTGACCGGTGCCGGGGAAGGCTCGGTCACCTCGGAGCGGCCTGCCGCCGGCTCGGTAACCTCCGGGTCGTCCGGTTCCGTTTCCGGCTTCTTCTCGGGGATGACCTCGGTGAACCGGGCCGGGTCGATCCGGAGGAGGTCGGCTGCTTCCTGCGCCGTGACCTCAGCGACGGAGCCCGCAAGCGGCCAGGTGGTCCCGTACGAGGACGCGCCGGGCACGGTGGATCGAATGAACGGCATGCCGTTACCAGCACTTTCTCACGTAAAGGGGGGGTGCGGCCGGTGCCCCGGCTGTGCGCTCCGGGGCACCGGCGGCCGGGCAAGCATAATCCCGGTGCCCGCCAGGGCTACGGCACGGTGAAGGGTGGCGTGAGGACAGGTCAGAACAGGGAGGGCTGGGCTGCTGCACGCTGGGCGGGTACGGCGGCTGCTATCTCCAGGTCGCCGTGCCAGGCGCGGATCCGCTCGCATTTGGCCCGCAGCCGCTCCTGGTCCGCATCCCACACCGGGACCAGCCCGGTGCCGTCGGCCGGCCACAGCATCGCGGTTTTCCGGCGCCGGCACCGGTCCGTGTTCTCCCGGTGCGTGACCGGCTCAGTGCACCACGGCCCGACATGCCGGCGGTGCGGATCCCCGGCACCGCCACGGCACTGCAGGTCCGCGGTGTGGCACAGGTGATCCATCTGCAGCCCGGCAGGGATCGGGACGAAGAAATGCTCCCAGGCGACCCGGTGCGCGAGCAGTTTCCGCCCGCCGAGGGTGAAGGTGCCGTAGCCGCCCTTGTTGACCCCGGCGGTCCAGATCCAGCATCCGTCAGGGAGTATCTCTACCTTGGCCAGGAATCTGGCAAGGGTCCTGTCGTCCGTTGCGATCTGCCCCGTCTGCCCCGTCTGGGCGGTGCCCCGTCCCCTAGGAGTGGGTTCACCACGTTCCAGGGGACGGGGTACCGCTATGTCCGGGACATCCTACCAGGGTTGCCGGTTCTGTGTTCACATCGAACGAAGCACCATCGTTGCTGGTAGAAGACCTTTCAGACCGCGACTCCGACCCGGCTTAGCCTGCCCAGATAACGAGTGGCCCGGGTCGCGAGGCACATATCCCCGATCAGCGCATACGGCAGCGTGTCCGGTGCGCTCGTGGTGGGATACACGTCCACAGGCATGCAGTCGCGCACCCAGGGGCGGATGATGTTGTTCCGGTCCCGGGATACCAGGTAGATGTTCTCCAGGCCGCTGGCGAGCGGGTACATCCCGGTGTTGGTGCCGTAGTACTGGATCGGCAGGGTCGCCGGGACCGTCGCGCCGTTCTGCGGGACCAGGGCCGCGCCGGTGTCGATGATCGACGTGGTGGTGTAGGGGGTGACCCCGTCGGACTGCAGCGCGAACGCCGCGTCGACATACCCCAGGAACGTCTCACCGCCGGATGCGGTACCGCGGTACACCTTGTAGGTGATCGCGGCCTGGGAGTCCTGGCCGGTCGGTGCCGAGAACGACAGGGTGATCGTGCTCGTTGCCGTCCCGGACCCGGATTCCTGCGACACTTCCGCGCAGGGCAGGATCTCACCCTGACGGGCGATGACCGGGGAGATCTTGTAGTAGTACGTCGTCGACGCCGCGATGGAACCGCCGGTGGTCGCGGTCGTGGTCGTGACCGCGCCCATGGCATAGTTCCGGCTGGACAGGAAGCTCGTCTTGACCAGGGGAATGTCGCGGTAGGACGGGACGAGGAGACCAGCCTCGATCTCCACCTTGTCGTTGAACCGCTGCTGGTTCAGGAGCAGCTGCGCCACCTTGGAATGCGCGGTGTTCGACGCGACGATCATCCACGAGTCGTCGAACACGCTCATGGCGGCGTTCGACTCCACCATGTCGATCAGCTCATCGAAATGCGCGAGGGTCAGGGAGTTGCCGCCCTTGTCGATGGCGTTCTGGTACGCGCCGGAGTACTGGCTGATCTGGGTGTCGAACCCGTCGAACTGCGGGTGGGCGCCGTTGAGGGTGGATGCGGCGTTACCCCAGCAGATCGCGGTTTCCGCGTCCCAGTAGTAGCCCCGGATGGAGCCCTCGATTTCCGTCTGGCGCAGGTCCCCGATGACCTGCTGGGTGACTTCCTGCGCGAACCCGGTCACGGCACCCACGACCTGCAGGTGAGCCATGTTGAACGAGTTCTGCACGAACGTCGAGTTGGTGACGGGCTGCGCGCCGCCGTCCTGGACGAAGCCGCCGTTGGCGACCTGGGTCCGCTGGTTGAAGTAGTACGTGTTCGATCCCCACCGCTGCGCCGGGATGGCGCGTACCAGGGGCGCGTAGCGGCGCTGGTACTCCAGGAGGATGGGGTCGATGATCTTGGGGATAAGGGCGGACGCGCCTGCGGCGGTCAGTGCTTCCCTGAGTTCGGAACTCACGGCGGTTTTCCTCTCCGGGCATGAGAAAAGCCCCGGCGCGGTAGTGCGCAGGGGCTAGACCATTGCTGCCGGATCGGCACCAGGCAGAGCTCATGCCTGCTGGCGGTCAGGAGTTACACAGATCGGTAAAAGCGGGGGTGCTGGTGGTGGTTTCCCCGGTGCCCGGCCGTGACAGTGCCAGGCACCGGCACCGGGGAACGCCTCCGGCCGGGGCCGGGGTCAGGCAGCCGGGCGGGACTTGTCCCGGAAGACATGGCCGAGCATCACGGTCCCGGCATGCTGGGTCCACTCGCTCTTGGTCATCTCGTGCGGTGCCTTGTCCGGGAAGGTGGCCGGCATCCCGTGCGCGTTCAGGCCCTCCTCCGGAGGGGTCTTCGCGGTGTGCTCGCTCACCGCGCCGCCCGCGGCCAGGCCCTTGCGGGCACCGAGGCCGCCCGGCTGCTGGGTGAGCCGCTGGACTTCCTCGGTGACGCGCTCGCTGACGAGCCGGCCGATCCGCTCCGCCTCGGTTTCCGTGACCGCCGCCGCGGCGGCTGGTGCCGGGTCGGCTGCGGGGGCGGGGGCGGGCGCCGCCGCGGGCGCGGACTCCTGCGCCGGGGCCACGGGCGCCGGCCCGCGGGCTGCGGCGAGGAGCTGCGCGAACTGGTCACTGGTCAGCGTCACAGCTGCTGGTGCCGCTGTCTCCGTGGTGGCCGGGGCTGGGTCGGTGGTTGGGGCAGCGGTCTGCCCGGCCGCCTCACTGGTGGGCTCGCTCACAGCGGGCTCCTCTCCTTCGGGGGTGGCGGCGGCCGGATCGGGCGCCGGGGTATCGGTGGACTCTGCCGGGGGATCCGGCTCCGGGCCCTCGTCCGGGGCGGTCTCCGCCGCGCCGGCTGGCCCGGTCCCGTCCGGGCCTGCCGGTACCGGTGCAGGCTGCCCGGCCGGGGGTTCCGCCGGGGGTTCCGCCGGGGGCAGGCCGATCCCGGCCCGGAACTGGTTCAGGGTCCAGTCGCCGGACCGTTCACGGAGCTCACGGAACGTCGCCAGGTTCGCCGCGTCCTCCGCCGGCTCAGCGGGTGCGTCACCGTTGGGGTCGGAGTTCGGTCCGACGCCGGGCACGTCGACGTCACCGTCCATGTCGGGGTCGAGGGCGGCCAGTGCCTTGCAGGCGGCGTCCGCGGCGGCGCGGAGGATGACGTCCAGGTCGGCGGGGTCCATGCAGTACGACGACAGGTCCATGGTGACCGGTCCGTTCGACGCACGGACACACCACGAGCCCGCGGTGGACGGGTTCCCGCCCATCCACTCGGTGACCGCCTCGGAGACCTGCCAGGCAGGGGCGATCGTCCAGCCCTCAGCGGCGACGGTGACACCGAAGCCCTTGAGGGCCTTGATGATGCGGCCCTTGACCCGCTTCAGCTGCGCCGGGGTGTACGCCTTGGCGTTGTCACCCTGATTGATGAAGGACCACGCCGCTTTCGCTAGAACTTTCGAAGACACGTCGTAGCGCTGCTTCTTGTCCGCCTGATAGCCAGGGTCGGCCCAGACGTGGCCGGCACCGGACAGGCCAGAGTCCCGCTTGCCCATCGGCACCGTCGCCGAGGCCTCGGCCAGGCCGTTGCGGAGCACCGGGACAGGCTCGGCTGCGAGCAGGTCCCGGTAGGCAGCGGCGAGCCCGGCGAGAGCCGCTGCCGCTTTCGGATCGGCCGCGGCGATCCCTTCCGCCAGTCCGGTGGCGAGGGCCGCCCCGGGCCCGGGGGTTTCCTCGGTGAATGTCACCAGTGCCTCCGGGGCTGTCTCGGTGATGAGCACGCGGTCATCGGTTTCCGCCGTCTCGGTGGCGCCGCCGGCTGTGTCCTTCGCCCAGGCGAACGCGTCGATCCTGGCGCCCGGAACCCCCGGTGACTTCGTGTAGTCAATTCCGTACAGATTGAGATCGTCGGCGACCTCGACCGGCGACCCATCCGGTCCTGTCTCGCGGCGGACCTTCCCCACCCACGCACCCCGGATCGAGGTGTTCCGCAGGTAGGCGGGCCGGCCGTCGCTGGTGTCGACCAGGGCGGCGATCGTCCGGCCATGCTCGGTGTCGGCGATGTCCGCGGTGTACCGGGCTGACCCGTCCTCGGCGAGGGTCATCGAGGTGACCCGCCCCGTGATCCTGGTCGAGTCATCCTCGGCCGCGTGATGAGTCAGGTTCGTCAGCGGCTCCTGCTGGCCGGTGAGATACATGCCCTCGCCGCTGATCTGCTCCTGTGCCCGTGCGACCATCCGGGCGATCGCCTCACGGGTGTACAGGCGCCGGTTCAGGGAGACGCCGGGGACCAGCGCCACACCGCTGACGGTTGCTATGCGCCGTGCCACCGGCGTACCTCCTCTGCTTCGTCCTCTTGGTCCGGGCCGGGTCAGGAGTAGCCGATGGTGACGGCACCGGACGTGATGGTCCCCGACGGGTTGGAGAGGTAGACGCCGCTGACAGCGGGCAGGTCGATCGTGATCACCGTGCCGGCGACGTTGAGCGCCGTCGTGGCGACGGGGAGGCTGTACAGGAGAGTGCCGGACGCGGCGGACACGCTGTCGTACAGCGACAGGACCCCGCCGGACCCGGCGAGGGCGGTGGTGACCACCAGCTTCAGGACCCGGCCGGGGCTGCCCTTGATCACCTGCCCGGTGAGGGCCGAGGTGAGGGTGACCGGGGTCGTGAACGCTGCCTGGCCCGGGTAGCCGGCATCGTCGTAAGTGGTGGTAATACCGTTCTTGGCCATGGGGAACTGACCGCCTTCCTAGCGGCTCGTGATGTGCGGGGGGACAGGCGGCCTAGGGGGCCGGGGAACGGGCGGCGGTCAGCGGCCGAACAGGGCGATCCCGGCACCGGTGAACGACCCGGTGCCGGCCGTCCACGCGATCTGGCCCCACATGGGCAGGACGAAGTTCGCGGTGGAGTAGCCGTGCATCCCGCCGGACACCCATTTCCCGGTGCTGCTCGCGGTGATCGCCGTGGTGGTCAGGAGGGGCCCGAACAGGTTCCCCTGGTCGTCATAGACGTTGAGTACGGCGACCAGGGACGGTGCGCCGCCCGCCGCGGTGCCGCCGTAGACGGACAGCCACACGTCGGTGACGTCCCGGAGGTCCACGGGGGTCTGGGCGGACGGGACACCCTGCCACGTACCGGAGTTCCCCGCCGCCGCCAGGGTCGTGGACGGCCCGGCGCTGGTCAGGGACCACAGGAGGCGGGCACACGGGTTGTAGATCGTCACGTAACCCAGCTCCCTGGCTGCTTGTCGTGCGGAGTCCCTGGACGGCGGGCTGGCTGCTTCACGGTGACGGGCTGGCCATCCGCGCGGCCTGGACCGCTGCCGCGTCCGGTGACTGCACGGGACGGCGGGGTTTTTCCCGCCACCGGTACGGCCGGAACTGGTTCGCGACCCGGACCGGTGCGATGAAGATGGCCTGGTGCGGTGTCCCGGCCCAGATGGCCCGCCCGGCGAGCTGCCCTTCCCTGGACAGGCGAAGGACATCCGGCTCACGCAGATGCGGCACCTGCTATCCCCCCAGCCCGAGGAACGATGCGGGGATCCGGCTGCGGGATACGAGACGGCACCTGCATCCGGGATGGCACGGGTACGCCGGGACCGTACTGGGGCTGTAGGGGCCGCCGTCCGCGTTGTCCTGGCATGCGGCACACGCGGACGCGCCCGCTTCCCAGGTGACCTCGATCAGGGCGCCGGTGACAGCAGCGGCCACCCGCCGCCACAGGGACAGTGCACCGCCGCCGATCGCGGCCCAGAGCCCGTTCCCGCCGAGGACGGCAACAGCCCGGACCTCGGTACCGCCCGCCGTCTGGACTGCGGCGCCCAGCATGTCCTCATAGGTGCCGTCGTCGGCGGCCTGCTTCGCGAGGACCCGGGCCAGGTCCACGGCCGCACCGGTGATGATGACGTCGAGGAGGTCCCTGGCCCGCCCCGGCAGCCCAGGATCGGCGGCGAGCCGGTCATACGCTGCCTGATAGGCGGCATCGGTGCCGAACCCGGTGTGGCCGTCCTGGGCCGCTGCCATCGCGAGTGCCCCGGCTTCGCCTTCCGCGGCGGCAGCCAGCAGTGCCGTCTCTATGGCGGCGAGGAGGGTGTCATGGCCGCGGGACTGGTAGATGCCCCGCAGCCAGCCCAGCGCCACCGCGGTGGCCTCGGTCCTCCAGAACTCCTGGTCCGCGCTCTCGCGGGGGAGGTAGATGGCGGCCCGGTAGCGGGAGATCAGCTTCCGGGTGTTCAGGGAGTGGATGCAGGTACGCCATGCGTCCAGGATCACTGCGAGATGCGCGGCGAGGAGGGTGCCGGCGCGGGCCTGGATCGCGGCCTGCTGGCCTTCGAGGAGGCCGATCGCCAGGATGGTCTCCAGGACAGCCGGGTCATCCCAGTGGCTGACGGCGAGGGCGGCGGCGGCGGTGCACCCGGCGCGTACCCGGGGAGTCATCGGGCCGCCGGACAGTGCCCACCCTGCCGCGTATGCCTCGCGGGCCGCGGAAACCACGGCGGCATCGGGCTGTTCGCTGGCCGCGAACGGGTAGTCGGTGCGGTCGCTTCCGTGCATCACCGAGACCGCGGGGAAAGTCACCGGGATGGTGGCGAGGCGGCCGACCGGGTCCTCGCCGTCCGGGCCGAGGTAGGTGAGGGTCAGGTGCGGGCAGTACCCGTAGACGGACGGGGAGGTGATCCCGCGGGCACCCAGCCGGTCCGCGGCGTCGCGGTGCAGGTCGTCGAGGGCGGGTGAGCTGGCCAGGGCGACGATGACGTCCTGGTCCCCGCCGGTGAAGCGGGCGTGGCCGGAGATGACGGCGGTTACCGGATCGCGGCGGGCGAGGATCTCAGCGACCGCCTTCAGCGCCTGCGGGTCCACGCCGGCGGCGTCGCCGGTGTAGATGACGGTGCAGTGCAGGTCGCTGGCGTGGAGGCCGCCCGGGATGGCGAGGTCGGCGGCGAGGTCGGGTGGCGGGTAGAGGGCGATCATGCAGGACCCGGAGTAGTCAGGCTGGTCCGCCATGCCAGCCTCCCCGCGCTCAGGAACCGGGGGACTGCCAGCTGCTCTGAAGCACACACAAGACAGGTGGCTTATTGTCGTGATTCTCTTGACAATAAGCCACGCGGGTAACTAGGCTGACCAGCACAGGAACCGCACCCGCAGGAGGCAGAAGATGAGCGTCATCACCGAGGACCGGACCGCCGGCAGCCGCACGATCAGCGAGGACGACGCCCGCGCCGCCGCCGCGATCCTCGACCAGATTTACAGCGGTCACGCCGAGCAGGCCGACCAGCTCGCCGAGCAGGCCGGCCTCGGGGACCTGTCCGAGACCCAGCTGGAGCACCTGTGCGGCTTCTTCGGCGTGCCCCTGATCTAGGCGGGGCCAGGCGCGATCCGGGTGACGGTGTGCACCACCGCCCCGAGGTCCGCGACCGCACCGTTGAGGGCGGTCAGGTCCAGGGCCGGGTTCGCTGCCTGCAGGGCCGCGAGTTCCGTCTCGATCTTCCCCGCCGCCACCCCGAGCGCATCGACCCCGGCGGCGATCCCCGTCACCCTGGCCGCTAGGTCCGCCTGCCCCGACAGGAGCTGGACTATCCTGCCGTCGATGGCTTCGAGGAGCTGCTGGACGTTACGGCAGCCGATCACGTACCCCACCCGCCGTCCTGTCGCTTTTCAAGCCCGGTAATGAGAAGAGGGGGGCCAGGTGGCGGTCCCGTCCACGCGCCCCGGCCACCGGGCTACGGGGGGAAGCCCGCGCGGCCGTGCCGGCTAATTCCGGCTCTGCAGGGAAACGGGGTGATAACCGCCCTTGCCGGCGCGTCGACCCGGCCCGGTCGTTAACTCTTAACCTGCTCCCTGCGGGATGATGGCAGGCTATGGACACGCCCGGCACCGGCTACTGCACCTGCACAGGCTGCCCGCCCGACGTCAGGAAGATCCTCTTCCACGTCTGGCAGCTGGAAACCTGGGCACGGGAGCAGGTCTTCGAGCCATGCGCCGATGATCCCGCTGAGTGCTGCGGCTGCGGAGACGCGATCACGCAGGAAGACCTGCTGTGCGACGAATGCCGTCAACGCGGCGGCATCAGCAGCACCGACACCCGCCGCATCACGACGTTCCTCGAAGCACAGCCCCCGGACTCAGCGCTGGCCCATTTCGCCCAGCTGCTGACCCGCCCGGGCCAGTAGCCAGAGCTGGCAGGCTCAGAGAGGGACAATGACCCGGTGAAGGCCGATCTCCTGACCGCTGCCGCCTTGTGCGTTACAGGCCGGCAAAAACGCCGGAACATACGGGGTTACACGTCGAGAGGAGGGTGATATGCCGAGATCAGGTGCAGCGAGAGAGCCGCTAGCCGGCCCCGAGGAGGTGGCCGAGTACCTCGCCATCCCGGCGCCGACGCTCGCGGCATGGCGCTCGCGGGGCGGCGGCCCGAAATTTGCCAAGATCGGCGTCCATGTCCGCTACAAATGGGTTGATGTCGACTCGTGGCTAGAGGACCGATTCGCCACCGGCAAGGGTGGGGTGGCCGCAGAATGGGAGCGCGGGAAGGGTTCCGCCGGCCGGTAACCCCGAAGAGGACGCTGCCACCGTAGCTCAACGGGCAGAGAATGACCGGGTCGCGCCCGAGGGTGACGGCATCAGCCGTGCCAGCATCCGGTAGTCAGCAAGGATGCGCTCAGCGAAACGGTCAGCCTCGGGCGTAACTCCGTAGTCGTAGCCGTAGCGGGGAAGGCGGCGGACACGAGGCCTGGCGCGGCACTCGGCTCCTGCCTTCGCCAGCCATGCGGGCGTCTCCCGGTCAAGGGCAGGAGGTGACGCGGGTGCGGGCGGTCGCTCGGTGAAGGTATGACTGGCCCCCGGCGGCGGGTAGAGGGGGTTCCCGTCCTCATCCTCGCCGGCGGGCTCACGGCTGGTGAAGGTGTGGGTCCAGGGAGGTCCGGGTTCGGGCTCTGGCCTGAAGACGCCATGCAGGAACGGTGCCAGCTTGCCGATATCACCCGGATACAGCACGATCTCCGGCCGCACATTCTGAGGCGACAGCGGGGGTGCCCACGCCACGGCCTCGCATGCTGCATCGAAGACTGCCAGGAAGTCGACCGAGCAGGACGGGGCGTCGCCGTTCATGGGGACGGCGAGGCTGTGGCCTACGGGCAGTTCCTCGTCCGGGAGTCCGCATCCGGGACAGGTCCACGTACCGTCGTCGGTCACGCTGCGGACCTCCCGGCATCGGCCAGGTCCCTTTCCGCCTCGCGCTCCGCCGTCAGCCTGGCCAGCGTCTCACCGAAGGTCAGGCAGTAATCCCGCCAGAACGCATCGTGCAGCACGCATTTCTGGCCGAGGGTGAGCCCGTCGTAAAGGGGACGGAAATCGCCGCCTCCGGTCTCATGCCAGCCTCGCCGGTTACACATCGCCCGTGTCTTCCGCCGGCCCGGGCCAGCACCTGGTGGGGGTGTCCGCGTAAACCTCGGAACGGTACGGGCTGCCCGGAGAGATGTAGTCACCGGCTCGTGCCGGCGGGAAAAGCGGCCCCGTCCAGGAGTCGAGGTACACCGGCCCGGCCGCTACCCCGGGCGTGATACCGGCCGTCATCCGGTCCGGCGGGGTCATCCCTATCGTGCCGGGAAAAGCCACGGTCGCTGCGGGAGGGAACGTGATCGTCCGGTAGTACCGCGGCACCTGGGCTGTGGTGCCCCGCGGCGGCTTCAGCGGGTCATGCCCGGTGCAGCCGTACCGGGTGCCGGCACCCCAGCCGTACTCGCACACGGCGGGTGCGGTGCAGTCACTGCAGGCCGTGTTCACAGGTCCCCCAGGGGTGCCGCGGACGCGGCAATAGGCGTCCAGTCGGCGGCGAGCAGGTCCGCGTGGGCGGGTGCCCAGGGCACGAACGCCCCGGACGGGGTGCGCAGCATCAGGTACGGCGAGAACGTCGCGGTACCCGCGCCGGCGGACTCCCTGACCGGGCCGGAGAAAATCCGGTCCCCTGGCAGGCTGAATCCTGGCGAGAGCGCCACCCACTGGCCGTACCAGCCGGCCCGGGCAGCCTTGCCGCCGGCACGCAGCACCGCGAGCGCTTCACCGAAATCCACGGGGCCTCCCAGAGGTCACCGGCATGTCCGGGTCAGTGCCTGCGAGGTGAGCTCGGCGACCGCCCCGGCCGGGGCGTCGCTGCGCTTGCATGCCTCGATGACATCGGCGGGGGAGATGCCGTCGAGGTCCGGGATCATGCCCGGGGTGATGGCATCGCGGTCATACCAGCGGGTGATCAGTTCCCTGACCTGGACGCTTCCGGCGTGCCCGAAATGCTCTACGAGGTCGACGCGGCCGGAGCGGATCACCGCGGGGTCGATCGCCTCGGGGGTGTTGGTGGTCAGGACGGTGAGGAGGCCGTGGGGAGTGCCGATCCCGTCGAGGGCGTTCAGCAGCCCGGACAGGGTGGCCTTGTCGACCCCGTCGTCGTCACGCTGGGTCGCGGCATGGAACACGTCGACGTCTTCGAGGAGCAGCATGGACCGGGGCCCGATCCGGTTCGCGACCCGGAGCAGCTCCCCGTCTTTCTTGACGTCGGCGAGGGGCAGGTACCAGACGTCCATCCCGAAATGGGACGCGATCGCCCTCGCTACCGAGGTTTTCCCGGTCCCGGGGGGCCCTTCGTAGAGGTGGCCGCGGTGCCACGGGATGCAGCGGCGGCCGTACTCGGCTTCGGCGGCGAGGAACCGGCCGACATCGGCGGTGAGCCGGTCCAGCTGCCCGGCGGGGAGGATGACGCTGTCCAGGGTGCGGGCGGGCACGTCGTCGAGGCGTTCCCAGTCACCCCACTTGTCGAGCATCCTGAACGCCGGCATGCTTTTCCGCTGGTGGCTGCGCTGCACGACACGGCTGATCTCAGCGAGGAGCGCGTCCCGGGCAGCGGCGGAGGTCATGGTGAACACGATCTCCGGTGGTTTCCACGGCCGGTCCTCGGTCCCCCCGGCGGGGATGCTGACGGAGACCCGGATCTTGCAGCCGCCGATCCTGACGGCCTGCTCCCGTGCCCCGTCGTAGCGGAGCCTGACCGCCGCCGCCTCTGGTACGGCGGGCCGGCCGGAGCTGGACATGGGGATGCATTCGCCGCGGCGGGACGTCCACGCGACGAGGGCACGCTGATCCTGGCGGGGCAGCAGCCCCAGCACCCATTCATGCAGCTCGTCGTATACGTCGTCGCTGCCGGGGACTTTCACCGTATAGGTGGCACGGTCCCGGTACCTGGCACGGGCAGCCCTGGCGAGCGGCAGGGCCATCTGCCCGGCGGCGAGGGCCAGGGCGACGCGTGGTGCGCGTTCCCGGAGGACCGACACCAGGTCAGCGGCGGGCCGGTCCCCGGAAGTGGCGGCCTGGGCGGGGTGGTCAGCTGTCATGATTCCTTCGCTAGTCGGCAGTGTCGAGCGGGAGGCCCAGCGCGGTGCAGGTGACGGCGGTCACCAGGCAGGATCGCGGCTGACATGGAACGGCCTCGCGCATCGCAGTGCCGTCTGCCGGAAGATCTGCACGTCATTTCCGGGCTTTGCGGGGGGCAAAGGTACCTGCACCACGTAGTCGCGGCCCTCAGCCCAGCCACGTGCGGCCAGGACGGAAACCACGGAGCGCGGGACCACCAGCGGGGCCGGTGCACTGCCGAGGGTGAAGCAGCCCATCATGCCTCCAGCCCGAACATGGCTGGCTGGACAGCCTTGGACAGCCGTACGCAGGTCAGTGCGAGTGCCTGCGGGTCACGGTCGACCAGGATCGCGCCGAAGCCATCCAGGGCCGCAGCCTCACCTGTGGTCCCTGTTCCGCTGAAGGGATCCAGGACCAGGCCACCCGGTGGTGTCACGAGCCGGATAAGCCAGCGCATCAGCTCGAGCGGCTTCACTGTCGGCCACGCCGTGCCGTCCTCGAGGCGGGGACGTTCCGACGCTGGGGCCTTGGCCTGATACCGGAAGGCCGGGAAGAAGCGGGACGCGCCCCCGGTGTCGGCGTAGCCTTCCGTGAAGGATCCCGCTGGCCGCGATTCATAGCCGAAAGCGGCACTCTGGTTGCCGTCACGGTCAGCGCCGCTTTTCCGCTTCGCCCGCACGATGCCGCCGGTAGGACGTGCACCGGACTGCCGGTCAAGTTCAGCTACCGGGCAGTCATTCGCGCACGACCACGCCTCGACCGTCTCCATGCCGTCCGCATCCTGATAGCCGCGCATCTCCGACTTATCCTGGCCGCCGATCTGGCCGTAAGCGTCGCGGTGTCCCTCCGGAGCGCTGGAACCTGGAGTGTTGGCGCCTTTCACGCGCCGCGTCCCGGTCATCTCGCAGGCTGCTGAGTGAGTCAGCAGGATGTTCGGCGGCCAGCGGCCAGCATCATGCGAATGTCCCGGAGTCATGCCGAAGTCCATCGCGCGAGTGCGGTTGCCCTCATGACCGCGATCCCCCGGTGCATCGTAGCCTCCGCTGCCCATCCGGCATCCGTCGATGTTCAGCGCGCCCGTGCCGTGCTCCAGAACGTTCGCCGCCACGGTCCCGGCCAGAGGCTTGCGTGCGACGATGACCGGCTCATGTGCTGGCTTGAGTGCGGTTCCCCAGCCATCCCAGCGGGCGGCGTCCTCGGTGGCGGGGGCGGTCAGGTCATAGTCCTCAGCGCCGATGCCCACGGGGCCGATGGCCGAGCGCGTCCCTTTCCCCTTGGCGCAACTCAGGACGGCGCGCTCCAGACGTCCCCAGTCTTCTGGGGCAAGGTGGGCCTTGAACTCCTCCCACCACTTATCGCCAGGCGAGTGGCCTTCCTTCGTCCAGTCGTCGAGGTTGCGGCCTGGCACGTTCATGCCAAGCTCTACCGCCATCAGCACGTAGTCGCGACGTTTCACTTTGTCGATGGCCTTGGACACGTCCAGTGATTTCGGGAAGCCACTGCCGTATATCCAGTGGATCGAATCGCGGATATCGAACCCCGCGTCCTCGATGCCGCACGCCAGCCGGTGCCATGTCCGCGTGCCGCCGAACGCCAGCAGGTGCCCGCCGGGCTTGAGCACCCGCAGGCACTCTGCAGCCCATGCCTGGCACCATGCCTGGAACGGCTGGCCTGCGACGTACGCCTCTGGCGTCGAAGTGACCGACTTGCCGTCAGCGGGGTTGGTCCGCTGGTCGACCCGCGTCCGGATCCGTGCAGCGGACGGCTTGAACGTATCCCAGCTACGGTGCATGAATTCCAGGCCATATGGCGGATCGCAGACGACCGCGTCCACGCTCGCGCTTGCCAGCGGCAGGCGGGAGGCGTCCCCGCGAAGAACGACGACGCTCACCTGCTACTCCGGTGGCCGGCCCTGACCGGACATCAGCTGTGTCGTCGGCTGGAATCCGGGAGCTTCCACCTTGGGTTCGCCGAGCCGCTCGACGGTCAGCACCTGATCCCGGTCTACCATCAGGGTCTCTGTGCCGGCGTCGTCGTGGAAGACCAGCATGCCGGGGAAGCTGGGGGACACCGCGAAACCGGCGGCGAGCACCGTCCTTGCGTTCCTGCTCTTGTCACGGAACTCGATCCGGTATTTCCGCAATGTGCTGCTTCCCCCGAGGGTCCGTGGCTTGTCAGCCGATGAGTTTCGGTATCAGGGCCGGCACGTCCTGTGCCCTGAGCGGATGGTCGATAAGGGACTGCGGCTCGGCCGCAGCTTCAGTACCTGGGAGCTGGTAAGGCTCCTCCTGCTGCGGCTGGCCCATCTGCGTCACCGTCCTCGCCAGGCCGGGCTTCTCCCATGGCACGCAGGTGCGCCCACAGGGCCAGGTTCTGGCGGTCAGCCTGCACCGCGTCATCGTCCTCGCCCGGCCGGACGTCCCAGCAGTACGTGCAGGCAATCCACTGGCCGCTGGCCAGGCGCTTGTCCCGTACCGCCCGGATCGCCTCGGCATCGCAGTCCTGGCAGAGCGGGCGGCATCCGCATACGTGGCTCATGCGGCGGGGAGGTCCCGGAGCGCCTCAGAGAGGCGTGCCTGGTAGGCGGCGTACCGGATCCGCCATGCCTCATCGGGTTCCGCGGCGGGTTTCCCGGCCGGTGCTTTCCTGCCCGCCGTCGGCTTGCCTGCAGGTGCTGCCTTCCCCTGCCCCCGCCCCTGCTGCTGGTCCTTGCCGGTGTCGTCGTCCTGGTCCCCGTCAGGTTCCGGTCCCTGGCCAGGTGCGGGCGGGGCGGGGCCGGCTATAGCCAGAGGGGCGCTGCCCTTGCTGTCGATCATCGCCTGGGACATGTCCCGCATCTGGGCCCACAGGACCAGGTTCTGCCGGTCGACCAGCACTGCGTCATCGCCGCCGGCTACGGGCGGTTCCCCGATCTCTGCCCTATACCTGTTCAAAGTCCAGGACCCGTTGCGGAGCCGGCTGTCCCGGATTACCTCGATGGTCTGGGAGTCCCGGAGGTCGATGTCCTTGAATTTCAGGTGCCAGCCGGTGACCTTGAAACCCTGCTTGGCGAGGTGGAAGTTCAGTTTCTCCAGCACCAGTTCAGCGGTCGGCTGGCACGTGTTGACCTGGAATGTTCGGTTCTGGTCTTCCCCGGTGCCCCCGCCGATGTTCCCGCTTTCGATGATCCCGGCTTTAGCCGGGGGGACACCGTAGCCGGCGACGATCTCGTCGCGGCACTGGTCCTTGAACAGCAGGACGTCGGCGACTTTCCCGAACTGCAGCTCGACGATCTTCCCGCCGTTTTTGGTGACGACGGGGCGGCCCATGTTCCGGGGTCCGACGTTCCGGGCCATGTGCTGGGAAACCCACCGGTTGATGTCGCCGTCCGACATGCCCTGCGGGAAGTCGACATGGAAAATCGACGGGAGGCCCTTGCGGAACATCTCCTTGCCGCACGACGCCGCGAACAGCCACCCCGTGATGGGCAGCAGGGCGGCCTGTGTCGCGGAGATCCCGAACACCCCCGAGCGGGGGGCGTCGAGGGCGATGTGGATGACCTCGCGGGGCTCGAACTCGGCACGCTGCCCGAACTCGGTGACCTGCACGTACTTCGTGATGATGCCGTGCTCGTCCGCTACCGGGGTGGTGGTGGGGCAGTCCAGGTTGTAGAGGGCGACGGGGATGTCCCCCACCCAGGAGACCTCGATGTAGGCGTCGCCGAACACTTCGAGGTCGGTGATGACGTTGCGGAGCAGCTGCCGGATATCGGAGGTCGGGTTGCAGAACCCGATCAGTCTTTCGAGTGCGAGGACCTGCGGTGGCTTGTCGGGCTGCTGCTGGTCCCCTTCGCCGTCGTCCCGGTCCCAGTCCATGACGAGGCCGCCGGCGGTGATGGTCCGCGCGATCGCGTTCACCGACGCCCACGACCACGGGCATGCCAGGTACGCCTCGTACAGTTCCTGCATGAGGCTGCGGCGGTCAGTCTGAGTACTGGTCCCCATCGCGGACGTGTACTCGTTCATCCCGCCGCGCGGGATCCCCGTCACGTACCCGGCCCGTTCCGGGACCTTCGCCTGCCTGGCCGCCAGGGCGGGGGCAGCCTCCCGGATCTGCCACGAGTACCAGTCGGAGCGGACGGGGCGGGCTGCGGCTACCTGCTCGACCAGGGTCGGGGAACGGACAGCGACATCAGCGGCCATCTAGGCTCACCCGCCGTTCGCGTGCGCGATCTCGCTCCGCAGCCGCTCGATCTCGGCGAGCATGTCATCCCGTTCCCGCATCATCTCGGCCCTGGGGGGCCGGACAGTGCCGTGCGCGTTCTGCCACCCCAGCCGGACCGCCGTCGCCGACCACGCGAAAGCCAGCCACCCGAGCGCGAACCCTTTCGCGACCAGCCACCCGGCCCCGAACAGCACCCCGGTGACCGCGGCCAGGACGGTGGCGCCGAACCGGACCTCACGGGCCTGCCTGGAGATCTCCCCGACAGGAACCCGGTCAGTGATCACGGACATCAGGACCCACCATCCCTGTCTCTGATCTGGCTAGGGCGCGCGGTGGTTACAGGAACGGGGACTGCTGCACGCCACGTTTCGGCCGGTCAGTGTCATCCCCGGTCCAGAATTCGGGCTCGATCCACTGGCCGTCGCGGGGCACCACGACCATCGCCGGGTTCATCGGCACGTACTCCCCGAGGACATCACCAGGCGCCGGCTTGGGCTCGTCGCCGATGACGGGGTACCGGGGGCCGGTTCCGAGGTTCAGCAGCCAGTACCTGAGGTCGTCCATCAGGTGATCGGGAGCATCGGAGTTGGCGTCTTCCGGATCACCCTTGGTGGCGTGCGGGAGGTTCTCCAGCTCCCACCAGGTCTTGGTCAGGGTCCGGAAGAAGTGGATCATCGGGCACTCAGCCCACCCGAGTGCGCGGTGATGCGGGCACGCGGGTCCGTCGGCCAGGTAGGTGTGGATCCGCTGCCAGCCCGCCACCCGCGAGCCCGGTCCCTTGCCGGCCGGGGTGAGGTGCACGCCGTTCTCGGCATAAACCTGCGAGATCGGCTTCGCCTCGCCGCGGGTTGCCCACATCGCATCGTCACCGAGGCGGATGGTGATCTGCTCATCGTCGGTCTCGGCGGCGAGGATCCGCTTCGCCTGGTCCGACTCCAGGACGCCGGCCTCGTAGATCTCCCTGTAGGCGTATGCCCTGCCGTCCTCATCGACGGCGCCCCACAGCACGGCCCATGGCTTGGTGAAACCCCAGTCAACGGTGGAGTAGCGGCGCCACGACGATGGCAGCCGGAACGGGTCGATGACGTGCCGGTCCCACCGGATCTCCGGGAACATCTGGCCGGCGAACTGTCCCCAGTCGCCATCGCGCATCGCCGCCCGCCGCGCGGGATCCTTGATCGAGTCGAGGCGGTGGCGGTAAGCGGCATCGAGGTAGGGATTATCGGTGGCCTTCGCCGGGATGAACCGCCGGGTCAGGCCGTGCTCATCGGTGACGACCTCGGCACCGCGCCCGGTCGGCTCCACATAGCGGTCCTTGACCTCGCCGTGTGAGGGGCCGCCGGGGTTGCTGGTCGACCTGATCCCCAGGACCGGGATACCGCGCGAGGAGCGGAGCCGTTCCAAGGCGATGACGTCAACCACGCCGGGAGGCAGGAGCGTACGTTCATCAACACACAGGAGCTGGTAGGCGCCCCCCTGGCGCTTGCTCGCATCCTCCAGGTTGTCCATGTACCGGAGCCGGATGACCGACCGGTTCAGGAAGGTCAGTTCCTTCTCGGTCTTGTTCCAGGACGCACCGAGCGCCCTAGCCCAGCTGATCTGCTGGAACTCCGGGTACACGCTCTCGGCGAGCTCGTCATAGGTACGACGCAGGATCAGGACCCGGATGCCCGGATACCGGACGCAGGCCCTGACGGATTCCATGACGATCGCGCAGGTCTTGCCGCCACCCGCCGCGCCGCCATAGAGGACGTCATCCTCGGTGGCGGCGTGGAAGAGTTCCTGCGGGCACTGGCCGCACGGCTCGGGCAGCCCGAGGTCGCCGCGGAGCTTCGCCGCGACGCGCGGCTTGCACGTCGGCTCGTAGCCGAGGATCTCGAACGCGTTGTCCGGCGGGTCCAGCTGGTCGGCGAGCGATGAGGCAAAGCCGGTCGCCACGCGGTCTCGTCCTAGGCCGCCGCGGGGGCCAGCCGGAGATGCCGGGCCACCAGGGTGCGCGCCTCGCGCTGCTTCTCGACAGGAAGGCCCATCTCCCCGAGGGCTGCGGTCAGGGCGGCCACCGTCATCGCCGCCTGCTGCTCGGTAACCTTGGTGAGCCGTTCCTCGATGTTCAGCTTGGCGATGTCGACCAGCAGCCGCCCGCACCGGTCCATGGCCCGCTCCAGGACGGCGACCTCGGCGCGGAGCTGCTCGCTGCTGCTCTCGCCTCCGCTTTCGTACCGGATGGAGCCGAGCTTGTTGACGAGTTCCCCGATGGTCTCCTCAAGCGCCAGGGCGCGGCCGGCGAGGCGCTGGAGGGCTTCGAGAGGGTCGTTGACCGGTCCCGCGTCATGCTTGTACAGGAGCTGCCGGGCCTGCTCGTTGATGGCGGCGATGCGGTTGCCCGGCATGCATCCGCCGTGCAGCTTGCACTGGCCGGCTCCGGCGTGGTCGGTGCCCCAGCCGGCCGGGCGGGTGCAGGTGCCTTCCCCCTGCTTCTTCTTCGCGCCGCACTTGGGCTTGTCATGGCGTGGCCCGGAAGCGGCTGCTGTCATGGCGTGGCGCCGGAAGTCAGCGCTCGTGCGGCCTGGGTGCCTGCACGGCAGATGACGTTCTCGTACCACTCGCGGACGGGCCCGGGACCCGCGGCTGCGGCCATCTCGCGGAGCACGGGTTCCGGCGGGCAGTCACCGGGGTCATCCCATGCCTCCACTGGATCGTCGCGGAGGGCGGTGGTCCAGCCGGAACCGCAGCCTCGTGCGGGCAGCTCAGCGCAGCGGCGGGACAGGAGGGCGCGGACCAGCGTTTCCTGCCGCGAAGTGAGGGTGACGGCCTTGCCGGCAGTGGTCCAGCCTCGCATGGCGGCCCCTCCGGCGGTGATTGACCGGACCGGCCAGCCGCCGGTAATGTGTCGTAGTTGTCTTGACAGTAAGCCATCGTGTCGTGAGGGAGGAACGTGGAAGCCGCCCGGATCATTCTCGCCCTGACCGCCATCACTCGCGGTCTCGCCGGGGACGAGGCCGGGCCGGACCTGGCCGGGTTCCTCCCCGGGGAGGATCACGCTGCCGCTATTGCTCACGCGGTCGCGGAGGCCGGGGAGTGGCGGGCCGTCACCTGGCGGGGCGCCGTGCTGCGCGAGGGCATCGGGGTGTGGAAGGCCAGGTCCGGGAACCTCAGGACCACCAGCCGCGACCCTGGCGACGCGGAGCTGTTCCTCACCTGGGAGAGCGTGCTGGCGGTCATCGGCCGCGGGTGCCGGGACGGCAACCTGGAACGGTACGCCGCGGCGTCAGGGACGGCGAGGGCGGCGGCGGCGGAGCTGATCATCCGGCATGGCTGCGAGGCGGAGTGGCTGCAGCCCGGTCCTGGCGGCCTCCCGGACGCTGCTGAGCTGACCGCGGCGGTCCGGCAGCTGATCGGCGAGGCACGCGCCGCCGGGCGGCGGGATCCGCTGCGGGCGGCGGCCCGGCTCCTGGACCGGTTCAGGCCTGCGGTCGATGAGCCGGCCGACACGCGGAGAGCCGCTGATTGGCTGGGGATCCAGCCGGCATCGGTGTACCGGGAGAAGGACCGGGTGAACGCGGACGGGTCACCGCGGTGGGCGGAGCCGGACGGGAAGCACGGCAACTCGGAAGTGTGGACGTACCGGGCCATCGTCCTGGCCAGGGCCCAGATGCCCCGCAAGGGACGGCCCCGGAAAGACAGCTGATCCTGCCAGGGTGCCCGGCCCGCCGGGGTGCCGCCCCGTACCCCCGCGTGGGGTGAACGGGGGAGGTACGGGGCGGCTGCGGGTGCAGGCGGCAGCCAGGTGGCACTGCGCGGGACCGGGACGGCGTGGCGGCCGGTGACGGGCGGTGCGGGCACGGTAGCGTTCAGGTGAGTCAGAGGGGTTTGCGGGCTCTACGCGGTGGCCCGGCGGATGTCCCTGCCCCCGAGGGGTGTCACGCCGGGCACCGTACTCTCTGTGCGGCGGGTGGCGGCGCGGACGGCGGGATGCCGGGAATCACGCGGCCACCACGGCCGGGCTGCTTCCGGGAACGCCGACGTGACATGCTCCTCGAAGGACAGGTCGCTGCCGAGGGCGGCGCCGAGGATCTCGATGCCGGTCACGGTGCCGTCCGGGCCGTAGTCCACGATCACCCTGCCGTCGAGCTGCTGCTGCCGTGCACTCGTACGGACGTCACCGACCGCGATGTAGACGGCGGACGCTGCCGGGTCGGCGGTGACCCGTACCGGGACAGGTGCCATGGGCGGGGCCTGCCTCTCAGCGCCTGATGCCGGTGCGGCCCGGGTGACGTGCGTGCATGGTGTGCATGGTGTGCATGCTACGCGGTGAGGGAACGGGCGAACTCAGCCCAGTCCCTCGGGGGCGGCTCCCCGTACCTGATCGCGCGTTCCACCGCGGCCAGGGTGCGGACGTCGAACAGGGTGAGGCCGGTGCGGGTGCGGCCGAGACGGGGGATGCGGTACCGGGTGGCCCAGACATGGATTGTGCGGGGGGACCGGTGCAGCAGCACCGCGGCGTCCGCGGCGGTGATGAGCGTGTCGTAGGGGTACACGGACCCCCCGGCAACGCGGAATGCCCCCTGGTCACGTCCGGGAACCCGGCGACCAGAGGGCATGACTGTGGTGGATGTGATTCTTACACACAGGCAGCGGCGATGCCAAGCCATGCCAGCCGTGCCACGCCGGGACCCGGCGGTCACCCCGCACGCATACCGGGCATCCTGGGACCGAACACCCGCCGTGACATCACCGTCAGCAGGTCCCGCAGCACCCCGGAATGCTCCTGCCAGGTCCCCTCCGCCGCCACGTCACCGCCAGCGCGGACCGCCAGGACGGAGGTGACCCCGTCCGGGCCCGCGACAGCGGTGATGATGTCCCCGGCAGCCCATTCGGCCTGGATCCCGCCGTCCGGCAGCGGATAGTAGGCGGGGGGCATGAACTGGGGGCGCATCACCGCGACGATCACCTCATGGACCGCGGCGGCGGCGGCGGGGGTGACCTTGCGGGCACGGTGCCCGTCCCACCCGGCCGGGAGGGCGAGGAGGGCGGCGACCTTCGCGTTCATGTGGTTGATGTACCAGGCGCCGTGCGCGAGGAGGGCCGTCCAGCGGGCGTACTCGTCCTCATCCGGTGCATGCCGGCACATCGTGCAGCTGATCCTGTTCTCCCCGGCGGTCCGGACCAGGGTCAGGCTGTCGCAGCGGGGGCACGGGGCACCCATCTCCTCCCGTTCGAGGAAATGGCCGAGGATGTGGCGGGCGCGGCCGTGGAGGGCGATGATCTCCCCGGCCGCGTCGGTGCCGGACAGGTCCCGGACCACCTCCGCCCACTCCGCCGAGACATGCACGATGCCGGTGTCGCCGGCCTCGACGTCCTCGATGCGGACCGCGCGGGTCACCGGCGCGGCCGGGAGTGACAGCAGCACCGCCAGGTTCATCGCCAGGGTCTGGACGTAGAGGGCGACGGCGACCATGTCGCGGCGGTGCCGGGCCGCCTGCGTGCCGGGGAAGTACCGGCCGGCGGTGTCCCGGACCCGCTCATCCCAGGAGGCGAGGACCGCGACGTACTCCCGTTTCAGGGCGTCGATGTCGAGGCGGACCGGGACCGGCGGGGTCCGGGACCCTGACACCCGCTCGGGGGTGCCGGATTTCTCCCCGGTCTCGGCGTCCAGGGCGTGGTACATCTCCGGGAGCTCGTCCAGGCACTGGGCGATGTGCCGTTCGCACGGGTCGCAGAGCGCTCTCGGGGTGAGGGCGGGGACCCGCTGGGTGCCCTCTATCCGGTACCCGCGGCACCAGGTCCCCTGCGCGCACGGGCTGAGATCAGCATTATCGCTGGCGGGATGGTAGCTGGCGGGTGCGGGGAGGTCGGAGTGGTGCCTGGGAATGATGATCACCTCCGGGAAGATGATCCACGTATACGCGCCCCGGCCCGGCCCCGCGCGAACCGTGCTGCCAGCAGTTACGTGGCGTCAGCGCCGGACCGTCACCGATGCTGAGGGCCTCCGGTGCCTGACCGCCGCAAGACCACGCCGGAGGCAGCCGGCGCGGAGACGGGACAATCCGGCGTGAGGGCTGACCAGATCTGGCGGGAAGCAGCAGGACATGCCGACCACGCCAGGGTGGCTCGCATGCTCGCCCACGTCGAGGAGCAGCGCGCCCAGCTTCCCGCATCCCACAGGTGAGCGAGGAAGTGGCCGCTCCAGGGCTAGCGGTGCGGCAGCAGCAGTGCCGGTGCCTAGCCTCAGCCGGTGTAGACCTCCGGCGGGAGCCCGGCGGGATCCCGCAGGACCTCAGGTGCCAGGGACGATAGCGGCTGATGTTCCAGCAACCGCGACTCCTCCGCGTCCCGCCGCATCCGTTCTTCGGCAGCGGCCGGCGACGGCGACCCGTACAGCATGCACCGTACGACCCGCTGCGCGGTTTCCCGGTCGACGCCTTCGTCGTCGAGGATCACTTCGAGCAGGTCCAGGGTGTCCCGCAGGACCGTCATCTCGTATTTGTAGAGGCCGTCGAGGCCTGAATCGGGCGGCACGCATCGGCGCCGGAAGTAGTTCTCCACGAGAGCGTGCGTGTATCCCACGCCCGCGACGCTACCAGCCGGGGTACCGCACTGGCCGCATCGTCAACGTCAGACACGCCAGTACCTCCGCATAACGTGATCATCTTCCGTCCGCCCCTCCCCTCCGTGATCTGTGTGTTACGTTCCGGCCTACGCGCCGCGAGTCGCGCCAGGGCGGCGACCCACGACACCCGGAGGGTGCATGAGTACTGGTTACGGGCACGACGCGACAGCAGCCGGCTTCAGGCCGCGCCGTCACAAGGCCCCAGGCGCGGCGGCACGGGCAGCCGGGAAGGCAGCACCGCCCCTGGCCATCGCAGGCCTCCTGTTCGGGTTCCCCCACCCCGGCACCCAGCCACGGCACATCACCGTGAAAGCCGGGGACACGCTCTCCGGCATCTCCGCCAGCCTCTACGGGAACCCCGCCGGCTGGCATGCCCTGTACGCCGCGAACCGGGGCGTGATCACCGACCCGGACCGGATCTTCCCGGGTGAGGTCCTCACCGTCCCCGCCGCCGCAGTCCGCCCTGGGGGCGCCCTGGCGGTCACATCCGGCCAGCAGGGCACCTACCGGCCCCGGCACGCGAAACGGCCCGTCACCGTCCTCCAGGACCAGGTGACCGGCGGCACCCTCGGCTGCGGAGGCCTCGAAGACCTGTGGGAAGACGCAGGCGGCGCCGCCGGCGAGGCTGAGGTGGCGGCGTCGGTCGCGATGGCGGAATCCGGCGGGAACCAGTACGCCCTCAGCCCCACCGACGACTACGGGTACTGGCAGATCAACGGCTCCTGGGGGCCGGCCCTCGCCACCTTCGATGCCATGGGCAACGCCCGTGCCGCCGTGCAGATCTCCTCGGACGGCGACGACTGGGCCCCGTGGACCACTTACACCGACGGTGCCTACGCAGGACGCTGCTGAACACGAGGGAGTTAAGACGGAGGGCCGGTCCTGTGCCTGCTGCCGGGGCCGGCCCTCCGCGCTCGCGACGGCTCCAGCTGCTTTCCCCGTCGCCGGGTCACACTTTGCTTACCTTCCCGGATAGCACTTGTATGTCGTAGGACTCAGGATAGTCTGTACACATGAATCCTGATACGGACCGGTGGGTCCGCAGCGACGAGGCCCGGAACAAGCTCCGGGACCTGCTCGACGAAGTGACCCGCGGCGGCGCGCACGTCTACGTGCTGCGCTACGACAAGCCAGAGGCCGTCATCGTGCCCGTCGGGTGGTACGAGGAGATGCGGGCCGTGCTGGCCGACCACGACATCAAGGCCGGACCGCACTCCGAGGACACCTCGAAAGAGCAGCTCGCTGCCTACCGGCACGCGGACGGCTCAGGTGAACCGCAGTGAGCGCCACCTTCCCGGCCGTAGCCGGCTGGCCCCTCAGCGGCACAGCAGACCCCGCCGAAGCCGCAGCAGCCTTCGACCGCCTCCAGCTCCCCGACTCTGCCGGCGAGGACCTGTGCCCGTGGCCTGACCCCGCCAGCCTGGCCGCAGCCGTCCAGGACGGCACCCTGACCCTCTTCGAGGGAACCGGGACGGCCCGTGCCCTCTACGTCACCCGCGCGGCACTGGCGGCGCTCCCAGACGGTGACCACGACGGACTGCGGCCCCGCGCGAGCGTCCGGCTGGAGGCACGCCGCGCCCTCATGCGCCTGCTCATCTCATCGTTCACCGCGTTCATCGCAGGGGCTGACACCGGTCACCTCGCCGCCGTCGCCGCTTTCCGCGTCAAGGACGGGACACAGGTCCCGTCCGGCCTGGGCGGCACCGTCCCAGGCGAATCGCTGGTCCTCGCCCTCTGGGATGAGGTCCGCGAGCCTGTCCTTGAGGCCGCTGCCGCCTGGGAAGCCGAGAACGCCGACCCCGCTGGCACGCGCTGGCCCGGCGAGAACTACTGACCGCGCGGCGAGAGGAGACCCGCCATCATGACCACCACCCATCCCGAGGTTGAGGCCAGCTTCCGCGCAGACGGCCACGGCGGGTTCATCTCCCGCAACGGCGGCGGGTTCGTCTCCTGCCCGCCCTACGTCATCGCCGCCGCAGCGGCCCGCGCAGCCGCGGGCTTGCTGGTGCTGCCCGAGGGTTACGGCACGCACATCCTGGAACAGGTCAAGAACCTCACCGGATGGGCGGAACGAGACGTGCACGTCTCGGGACGGCAGGCTGAGGAACTCGCCGAGATCGGGCGGCAGCTCCTCGCGGCCGGCGAGGAGAAGATCAGCCCGCCGCTGGGTTACTTCGAGCGGCAGTCGGTAGAGCACCTCGTACGGCTCACTGAGGCCGTGAAGACAGGAGACCAGAAGTCATGACCGCCGAGACCACGACGGCAGCGCAGCTCACAGGCCGCAACCAGAGCGGCTGGCTGGCAGCGTTCTGGACCGAGGACGGCAAGATCGCCTACCGGGTGATCGCGACCCCGGCGAAGAACTTCGACGCCGGCCTGATGATCTGCTACGGCTGGTCCGGCAGCGTGAAGCCGTCCTACGAGCACTTCGGCGGCGACGTGGGCGAGACGCTGGCCTGGGCCGCCAGCTACACCGGAGGCTACGAGCCGGTCACCGGGTACCCGCTGCACGCTTTCTGCAACCGGTGCGGTGAGCCTGTCTCCCTCGATGAGGGCAGTAGCGGCTGGCACCACGACGCGGCAGGAAGCCGCGACCTCATGCCGTACCGGAGTCCGCAGCCGCTGCCGGGGCCGTTCGTCCAGTGCGAGCCGGCCGGCGGCGAAGAGACAACCGTGGCCGTCCTCACCTGCGGTCACATGAAGCGGCTGCCCGTACCGGTAGAGCTGCCAGACGTAACCATGTGCGGGGTCTGCGACCCGGACATGGAGAGGGAGATCACCGCGATAGTCGGTGACGGGGACGAGACAGGAGACCAGACATGACCGGCCGCGAGCTGCCCCTAGCCGAGCGCATCAAGCAGATGCGCGACCGCGACCGCCGTCACGCGGAACTCATGGCGCTCCCCGTCAAGGCCGTATGCGAGTGCATCAGCCGGGCAGGCGAGAACTTTTGGGGCGGCTTCCGCTTCGGTGACGACCCGCAGTGCCCGGGCCACGGCATCCGCGCAGTATCAGCCCGCGAGCTCACAGACGGCGAGCTCGACCAGCTCCGCGAGGACATGGGCTATGACACCTACGAGCGCTGAGATTTCCAGACTGGCGGGGCGCATTTATCCAGGCTGTCGGGGTGATCGTGTGCCCGGTTAAGTGACAGTTCCTTGCCTTCCCGGATACCGCTTGTGTGTCCAGTCCTGCGCATGTACAGTTATGAACATGAGCGAGACTTACTACCGGTTCCACCAGGGCGATGCCCCTGCATTCAGCGCCGGCAACGCATGGTCCGCGCTGTGGGGGTCAGAGTTCAGCGCCGACGGCACGCAGAACCGGTGCCACGGCTGCGACGGCGAGGGAACCGACTGGGACCGCGAAGACGGCACCTGCCAGACCTGCGACGGCACCTGCTGGGAGGACTGCCTGCGCGGCTACTCCTGCTGCTGGGACGCAGAATCACTCATCGACTACTTCGCCGAGCGCGGAATCCCCGCCGATGACCATGGCGTCGTGGTCATCTTCACCGGCCGCCGTGTCGGCAGCGGATTCGACGGCGAGCCGCTGGCCATCCCCGAAATCGTCACCGGGACCCTGACATGGGCTGAGTTCACCGCGAGGACGGCAGCGTGAAGCTTACTCACCACCCGTTCCAGCGGGCCGGAGCGTGGTCGGCTTGCGCACTTACCGGCAAGCAGGAGCCGGCCCTTCTTGATGACGGCAACCTGGATGACCTCGCCGCGATGATCAGCCGCGACGCCACCCGCGCAGCGCTCGCAGCCAAGGACGGACCCGGCTACGCCTGGTGGAAAGTACTGCTTGCCTGCTACCCGAACAGCCCGGCCACGCACGCGGCACGGGCACGCTGGGGCCAGGACTGCATCGGCGCGAAGATCGCTGACCTTTTCGCGCCCGACGACGACGCCCGCATCGAAGGCCCCTGCGACCTGTGCGGCACCCCGGCGTCAGCCCGCTGGGGCAAGTCGCTGCGCCCCCTGGCCGCACCGGCGAACCACGTCAACAGCCAGCCTGCGGGCGGCTGGCCGATCTGCCGCGAATGCCGGATCGCCATGTGGCTGCTGCCCTACGGGTCGGCCAGCAACGGCCACCTCATACTCACATGCGGCACCGTAGCCGGCGAAGCGCTTGAGGCGGCCATCGCCCGGAACTGCGTCACAGCGAACCGCCATGCGATCGACGCTGGGCTGGCGGCGTGGCCGGAAGGACACGAGTGGCTCAGTCCCGTCTTCGCCGGCCTCGCCGAGCATCCCGGCGCCCCCGAGCTTCTCCGCTGGCGCAACGACAACAAGGCGCCATTTCTCACACCGCTGCGCGTCGACGAGAACACGGCCCTCCGCATAGAGGCGTGGGAGCATCTCGCTGCCCTGATCGACAGCGCCCCCGCCACCCAGGACGGCATCCGCGAGCTCGCCGCCGAGCAGCTTGGGCTTCTCCGCGACCGCGAGTGGATCATCCGGAATGCGTACGCGGCCGGCCTGAACGTCAACCAGATCCACAAGCGGTCCGGCATCAGCCGGACCACCATCTACAAGACTGTCGCCGGTAACGGCGGGACAGGAGAGACATCGTGAAGCGCATCCTTGACCATTTCAGGTACCGCCGCTGCCCTCAGTGCGGCCACCTCGCCGCAGTGGTGACCACCGGTTTCGCGCCGGCGCCCCTCATGACGCACGTCCGCCGCGTCCCGCTGTGGATCCGCCATCGCGGATGCCCCGACACCCCCGTCAGCAAGGCTGCCCGGCACATCGCGTGCCAGCCGGCATGGGAGGCACCCCTCGCCGACTGGGAACTGGCGATCCTCGCCGAGGTCGAGGTCGCCAATACCCGCGTCGCCGCCAACGGCGAGGCTGGAGAATCGTCATGACCACCGTTTACAACTACGTCACCCAGCAGTACGGCGGGTACCACGAAGCCGTCAGGTTCGCCAGCTTCCCGCAAGCCGTCCGCTGCGCGGCATCCGATGTGCACCAGCTGGTGTGGCTGCACGAAGCCGAAGCGCACGGCGAGGCAGATGCCCGGCCGCAGGAGATCCTGGCACCCATCGCGCGTGTCGCCGTCTATGCCCTCGCCGCCCCGCAGTGGGCGGCGGCCATCGGCACCGGCGACTCCCGGAACCCCGGGACGCACGGCCGGGAGGCTGCGGACAGCATGCCCGCCCGCGTCATTGCGGCGCAGGCCGCCCTTGAAGCGATGACCGGGGCCGGGTACTGCCTCGAATGGGCTTACGCCAAGGAACTGATCGCTTACGAGGCGGCGAGCGCGCTCACCGCGCTCTGGTATGCGAACCGGAACGTCCGCGGCAGCACGCCCCTCGGTGCGCCGGCCATCAGGGAAATCCTTCGCGCAGTGGCGGGCCAGCCGGTAGCGGTAGGTGCGGCATCATGACCACCGAGACCACCACCGAGACGCGCGAGGACCGCGAATCCGAGGCCCGCACCACCCTGGCGCGGCACGGCGTCCACCTGGACTCGCACCGGCCGTTCTCCCTCGAGGAAATCGAGAAGCTGGCCGAGGTCGCCGCGTTCTTCCGCGACAACGGCGCCGATGGCCACCCCGCCCGCGTCCGCTTCGCCGACTTCTACACCGCCACCTACGGCGATGTAGGCAACGGGGCGCGGGCGCTCACTGTCGAGACCGAGGAGCCGATGGAGATACGCCCCCTCGGTGACCGCAGGATCATCATCAAGCGGGCATGACCCCCCCCCC